ATATGGTCAGTCTGTAAACTTTCAAAGCGTTAACATTGATTAAAGATGGAAAATCTCAGCAGATCCTCTAGATTAAATCTAGAACGAATCCTAGCTGATGAAGATATATTCAATTCCTTTTTGTTTAACGACAAAAAGCCCGGAACTAGAAGTCTAAAAGATGATGGTTCCTTCGTCATTGGTGCGACTTGCTTTGAATGGTGGAATCACTTCATAGGTTGTGAAAAGAAGTTAAGTTTCCATGATTTAGTAGTGCATCTGATAAACTTCATGGCTGGAAACGGCAAAAATAGAAATGATTTTGCATTAGACGGCTTATATCAGGATTTTGTTAACTTTACACTTAAGCAAGATGATAAGAATCGGATGGTAGATATTCTTCTCACAGCTTACCTGTACGGTTATAAAGAGATCCAAAAGGAGGGGAAGGTTCCTTCTGAACAAACGATATTAGCAGCTGTTACTAAACAAGTGCGAAATCCCGATGGTGTAGCTGTACTTACAGCTAATGGTCCAGTCTTTTTAGGTAAAGACTTAAAATTCTACGAAATTGAGTAAGATATTATACGTTGCTTTGAATTAGGAAGGTGTAATAGTGATAGTAAATATACTTATTCTTTTAAAAAACAAAATGTAAAGACTCAGGAAGGTTAGAGTCTTTAATGGTCACGATGTGGTGTCTATAACAAGACACTAAGTTACGGAAAGCTCTGAGAATAAGAAAGAGATGTTACATCGATGTAAACGTGACCGCTCGTTTCTACATATTGGACGCATTATCAAAATGTTCTCCCGTATAAATTATTAACTAAAAAATTTATATATGGTAAAAGATTATAATGAACTGAAAGATATTGCTAAGAAGTTAATGTTAGAGAATAATTATGGCATTAAGGAAGAAGAACTCATCTATGTTACAACTACAGATATTACAGATTATTACGAAAAGATTTCTTCACGAGATAAAACTGTATTATCAGAAGTATATGGAACTGAGGAACTACCACTTATACATCATTACATCACTCGAGCAGAGGCTAGTACTAAAAAGCTTGAAATGGATGAGAATGATTATAAAAAGAATTTAATGTCTGGAGTAAAAGCATATTATGTTGATGATAAGGTATTTTACTATGTAGTATGCCCGTCGCCAACAGATCAAGATAAAGTTTTACGCATGTATGTGTATACTCGAGATATTTACAATTATCTGTGTGAAACCGCATTAAAAGATGAACTTGAAGTAAAGTCAAACGTACCAAAGTCAGGTATCTACCGAGCGCAAGCAGTAGAATCCCGATATGGAACCTATATGCGTTATAAAGAGATTACTGATATCCAAAGTAATCCAGCTATTCATCAATGTAAAGAAGAACTTATTAAAGGTGTTGACTTCTTCTTTGGCAATGTTGAAATGTTTTCAAAGTTCAATCAGAAACCGTTACGTAAATTCTTATTATGTGGTGAACCGGGTACAGGTAAAACTTCTATTTGTTACGACGTAGCTAAAAAATATTCTGAGGATTCTCCAGTAGTATTCGTTACAGATTTTCAATCTATGGCAATGCACATTCAAGAATGTAGTCGTATTAATCGACGTACTATTGTAGTATTTGAAGACTGTGAAGCGACGTTAAGTAGTCGTAATAATTCTGCTATTCTTAACTTCCTAGATGGTATTGACCGTCCGAATATTGAGAATGGTGCTGTAGTGATGATGACAACAAATCATCCTGAACGAATTGAAGCACGTATCTCTAAGCGTCCGGGTCGAATTGACAAGATTTTCCATATCAATGCGTTGGATGGAAAATATGCATATGATGTATTTAACTTGTATTTCGGCGACTTTATGAAAGAAAACAAATTCGATGCTACGACTGATACAGCTCGTGAGGCTATCGAAATTATTGCAAACGGTATGACTGGTGCACAAATTAAAGAGTTATTCAACTCTTATGTTTGTTATATGGTCTCTGAAGGTAAAGAGTTTAATTTAACGGATATTTTCGATACTAAGGTTAAATTGTTTGAATCATTTAATCAGATAGACGAAACTAGTAATTCGTTAACATCAAACTTTGAAAATGCTCAAGCAGAACTTTATAAGATTCTACGAGCATAAAAGCTACGGGGCATTAGTTTGCCCCATAGTTACACTGGGAGTTGATGCGAAATCGAATAGTATTAATCATTTAAAATCAATTCGTATGACAACATCAACTGAAATTATAGAAAAACGTGATAAATTATCTGCAGATATAACTCGAACTTGGAACATTATTAAAATGGAAAATGTAGTTTTCCGTGGGTTTAAGCGTAATTACGATATGAAAGTACTATTAGATAGTATCCTTGATAAATGTAAAGAGCGTATTGAGATTAAGCTGCAATCTCTAGCATTAAACCTTGGTTTTACAGACATTAATGATCTTCCAGAGGATTCAATCTATCCTACTATCTTCGCTGTAGGTGAGCTTAAAGAGATTAAAAAGCAATTATCTCATGTTCCTACTCTGGATCCTGAGATAATTAAGAAAGTAGGAAAGAAACGCATGAAAAAGACAGAGGTATTGACCCGAGGGTTTGTTAAGAATCTGTCTGAGGCACTTACGATAAAGATTAATACTCTTAACAAAGAGTTATTAGATTACAATGCTATTCATTCGCTTGAGAACACTGAACGTAAGAATGCTAAAGTAATCGATATGTCTTTTAGTAAAGCAAAGGCTGCAGCATAAAAAAGAAATTAGTGTAATAGTTTAATGGTAGAACATAACATTTTTGTTAGAGTGAGAGTTCGAGTCTCTCTTACACACTCCGTTACAGAATTAACATTATAAATTTATCAAAAATTTAAAGAAATGAAAACAACAATATCAAACAAAGAGAGAATAGCAGCTCTTAAGAAAGAAGCTGCAGAAAAAGGTTTAACTTTCAAAGAAGTAGTTAAACTACACCGTAAGGAAAATCGTAAAGAGTATAGAGCAAAAGTAATCTCTAACATACAGCGCTTAGTGTTATATCGCAAACGTAAACTAGCTGGTGAGTTTGCTGTAGTAAAGAAACATGTATCAGCTGAAGCACGTTTTGAGCGTATCCTTAACGAGAAGATTGAAAATCTGAATCAGTTCCGTAAACATTCCGGAAAATCTATGTCAGATGAACAATACGAATCTGCAAAAGCATCGCTTGAAAGCAGTTCTAAACGAGAGCAACGATTAGTAGATAAGCGTATTAACAGGAAACAACGCATTGAGAATCGGAAAACTCGACAGACTGAGGAAATTATGAAACAGCTTAAGCATTTCCTTGAAGCAGAGAGTAAGCGAAAAGCTAAGAAAGAGGAGAAACAGTCTAAATATGCTGGAAAGAAAAAGAAGGTACCTCCTCGTAAGTTAGAACCTAAAGAAAAGGTTGTAACATATCCTTACTATATTAGTGTTAATATATTTAAGGACAAAACGCACAAAGAGCGTATAGATTTGGATCCTATAGGAATGAACATTTCTCAGGATTCATTACATAAGTGGATGAATCACTATCACAGGATGTATAGTGATCTCTATAAAGATGACTACGTAGGAACGTTTGTATATAACAGTCCGACGTTAGATCATTGCATTCTTGAGTCAATTAACAGTAAATATTATAATATTGATGGTTACTTGACAAGCCGCATAGCTTCTCAAAGAGCAGCTGCAGCAGCATAAAAAGTGCGTCGAAAGACGCACATAAGGAAGAGGAATAGCCTGATAAACTATACTAGGTACTATATCGATGCAGTATAGGGCAGTTCGATTCTGCACTCTTCCACAAGATTAAAACCACAACCATGAAAATTAGAAACAAGACAGTATTAGTATATGATATTGAGGTATTTCAAAATATCTTTCATTGTGCTGTAAAAAATACTGAAACTAATGAAATTCATTTATTTGAAATATCTAGTAGAAAAAATCAACTAGAAGAATTAGTTAAGTTTTTTAAACAATTTAATAATACAGAAGGATCATGGAACCAATCTTATACTACAGATTATCAATTCAACACAGATATAATATTTGCAGGTTATAATAATATTCATTATGATAATCCTATAGTAAACTATATGATAGATTACTATGAAAAGCTTATACTACATCCGTATTGGAGAATTTGTAGTTCTATTTATAATTTTAGTAAAGTTATTGTAAATAGTAAAGAAGGTGAAGAAGGGTTATGGAAAGAATGGAAATATCAACAATGGTTTGAATCATTTGATATTCTAACTATGTTGTATTCTACACAGTTACGAGTAGGTTTGAAAGAAATGCAAGTAACTATGCAATATCCAAACGTACAAGAATTTGTATATGATTGGAGTAAACCATTACCAGAATCTTTATTTGATGAAATGATTCAATATAATATAAATGATGTTGAGTCAACTTCTGAGTTACTAAATAGATGCAAGAAAGATATAGATCTTCGGATTGCTATTGAAGATGAATATGGTGTAAGAGTCCTAAGTAAAGATGGCGTGAATATTGGAATGAAAATTATAACGCAGAAATACCTAGAAAAAACAGGACAAAGTTGGTGGCAGATACGTAATTTACGTTCACCAATGAACTTAATTCCATTGAAAGATGTTATACTACCTTTTGTTAAATATAAATCTCCTATCCTAAATAAAATGCTTGAAGAAATGAAAAAACAAGTAGTTTCTCCGGGTAGAAAAGGTTATGAGTATAAATTTATATTCAACAATCTACGATATTCTGTAGGAGTAGGTGGTATTCATTCAGTAAATGATCCTGAGATTATTATACCTAAAGAAGATGAAATGCTTATAGATATAGACGTTGCTTCCCTATATCCAAGTATGCTAATACAATATAAGTTTTATCCTAAACATTTAGGACCAGAGTTCCTAGAAGTCTATTCTCAAATTAGAACAGAAAGACTAGAAGCAAAAAGAAATGGGAACAAAGTGAAAAATGAAACTTTGAAACTTGCGTTAAATGGTTTAAGTGGTAATTTACAAAACGAGCATAATTTTTGTTATAGTCCATTTGCAGTAATGCAAATCCGTATTAATGGACAACTGCTATTACTGATGTTAGCAGAATCTCTATCCGAGTTAGGATGTAGAATAGTACAAGCAAACACAGATGGTTTATTCGTTCTTTTAAAGAAAGATAAATATCAACAGATGAAACAAGCATGTACTGAATGGGAACAACTAACTAAACTCGAACTAGAAGAAGAACGTTTTGAAGCTATGTATCAATTTGCAATTAATGATTATATTGCAATTAAAGAAGGGTACAAAGAAACTAAAGATAGTAAACTTATTAAGAAAAAAGGTATGTTTATTACTGATGTCTTACTTGGGAAAGGTCTTAGTCCTAAGATTATACCAGAAGCAGTCATTAAGTATTTTGCAGATGGAATTCCAGTGAAAGATACTATAATGAATTGTAAAGACATTCGTAAGTTTCTACAAGCAGAAAAAACAGGTAAACAATGGACTGTAGAATATAATGGAGAAGTACAGCAGAGAGTTAACAGATTCTATGTTAGTACTGATGGTTTGTATCTTTGGAAATGGAAATCTGAGAATGGTATTAAAGAATACCAGAGTATGTTGAAAGGGTATGGCGTAACTATACACAATAAATTTACTCCAGATAAATCTATTGAAGATTATAATATTAACTATAACTATTATATCTTACAAGCTACAAAGATTATTAATCAGTTAAAGCCACAACAGTTAAGTCTATGGGACTTTTCATAAAATATCACAGATTATCATACTCTAAGACATAGACTTCTTTTAACGAAAGGAGAAGTGTATGATATTAGAACTAGATACAGAACTGCTCGGTAAAATCGAGCATTTGACTATTAATCAGCTAGTATTTTTAAATCTTGTATTAGGCAATAATCAAACCAATATCAAAGATGTCCTGTCACTTATCAGTCTGGTGAACGAGACAGAAATACAAGATTTAATTGATCAAGGCTACATAGAAAAAAAGGTTTCAGACAAAGCAGTAGTTTATCTTCCGACTGAAACTCTAACATCGCTTATCGAAAGAAAAGTTACGATGTTTGATGAATTCTATGAAGCATATCCACAGGTTGTCATTAGACCGGACGGTACAAAGAGTTTCTTACGAGCCAATAAAAACAATTGTAGAAAGCGTTATAACGCTATCGTAGGCAAGAGTAGAGCAGCTCACGAACATTTGATGGAGTGTTTAAAATTCCAGCAGAATGAATTAACAATGACCGGTCGTATGGGTTATATGAAAACAATGTGGAAGTGGCTTACCCAATGTGAATGGGAAGCACTTGACGAGCAAATGAAATGTAGTGTTGAACAAAACGAACAAACATCTTATGGAACAACACTTATATAAACCACTACCATTCAAACATATATCTGAAGTAACAGAAGAAGCTTTAGAGTATATTGATATGCGTAGAAAACATGAAATTGAACCACTTAGAACAAGGTGGAAGAAATTCAATAGATTGTGTAATGGTGGCATAGAACAAGGTTGCATCTATACAATAGTAGGTGCCTCTGGATCAGGTAAGTCCTCATTTGCAAATATGTTAGAAACTGATTTAATTAGTCTAAATCCTAATAAGAATGTTATAGTATTATCTTTTTCATTTGAAATGTTATCAAGTAGACAAGTAGGTCGAAAAATAAGCAGTTCAATGCGAAAGACTACTGCAGAATTATATAGTTCTGAATTTGATCTTCGTGATGAAGAATTTCAGAAGATACAGGAAGAAGCACAACAGATTGCTAAATTTCCTATCTACTATGTAGATTCTGCAGCTACAGTCGATCAGATTAAGGATACGATACAGTATTTTCAAGACACTCTTGCTAAAGATAAATGGCTAGTAGTAATGCTAGATCATACACTGCTAGTAAGAGGTAGAAGTGATGAAAGTGCTTTAAATATTATTAGAGATTTACAGAACTGTTTTATAAATGCAAAAAAAGTAGGTTGCACAAGTATAATTCAGCTCTCACAAATGAACAGGAATATTGAATCTCCTGATCGAATTAATAACCCAACATGTCATTATCCAATGCGTAGTGACATTTCTTCCGCTGATGCTATCTTTCAAGGAAGTGATGTTGTACTTGTAATCGCCCGTCCAGAAACGTTAGGCTTTGCAGTGTACGGACCTCATCGACTCCCAGTACAAAACAAGATATATCTCCATATTCTAAAGAATAGGGAAGGACAATTAGCAATTCTTGATTTCGAAAATGATCTAGCACACAACAATATTATCGAAATTGAAAGAGGCATGGAACTAAACCCTACTTAGTTCACAATTAAAAAAAGACTGATATGAAAGATTATATATTCTCTTTTGGTAAATCCAACAACAATTCTTCTTACTTTGGAACAACAACAGGTAATAATTCTGTAAGTAGTTATACACAAAGCTTGTTTAATAAAGCAATGGGTTTAACTCCGTATTATCAGACTCCGTGTCGGAGTTCATATGATAGTTCGACTCCTTTTTATCTTCTTCCTTTTGCTGTAGAGAAGAAAAAGAGTCCGTTGTTCGATAGTAACTATCGCTATAAGAAGATTCAGCGTGATCTTGACGTATATGAAGCTTGGAAGAACGCTGTAAATAGAATGAATGCATATCGTAATTATTATGGTAATGATAGTTATGAAGCATTGATTAACGGTATTCCGGCTAATTTCTTTAGCGATTTTGTACAGATTGGAGATACTGTTATTCCGTTTAATGCAAACCGTAGCTTTTTTAACAGTTTGACTTCGGAGAGAAAAACAACAATTCTTAGTGTATCTATTACTATTATCGAAATTTTTGTGATCGAGTAATTTTTAAAAACAACATATACTTACTATTTTCAGTATTTACAAATCTTATCATATCGTATCAAATCACAGTAAGTTAATATCTATTCATTATGATAGTATTACCTACTGAAAAAGTTAAAGCCAAAGTAAAGAATCCAAGATTCTTGATATTATTTGGTAAACCAAAATCGGGCAAAACTACTATAGCAAGTCAATTAGATTCAAATTTGATTATTGACTTAGAGGGAGGAGCTGAGTTCTTAGATTCTCTCTGTGTTCAAGCTAGAAACGTAAATGACTTAGGCGAAATTGCTGCGGCTATTCGTCAAAAGAATAAAGAATGTAATGGCTTCTTCTATAAGCATATAACTATTGATAATGCAACAAGATTAGAAGAAATAACGTTAAGTTATGCTCTAACTCTGTAAATTTATGCAGCTTTGACTAGAAATAGTCATTGAAAAATTCCTCTAATTTCTGGAACATCTTACCCATTGCTATCGTTAGCAAATGGTAAGACAATCAGAAGCTAAGTATTATGAAAATTGAAACATTAAAAAAATATATAGGAAATACTTATGGGGTATTGACTATATTAGGTTTAGATCATGAAGAATATGACAAAACAAAACAAATAAAAAGAAGCTATTTTAAATGTAAATGCAATAGATGTAATTCTATAACTATCGTAAGATCGGATAGATTTGGAAAAGGAAAATATATTCCAAAATCTTGTTCAAATTGCATTAATGATTTACAAAGAGAAATAGCTTATAAAAAATGGAATACTTTAGAAAGAAAACCTATTCGAAATCGTATTAATTCTATTAAAAGTGCGGCTAAAGGTAGAAACTATAAGGTAGAATTAACAGATAAGCAAATTGAAGATTTTTTAAATAAACCATGTTTTTATTGTAATTGTGAACATGCAAACGGTATAGATAGAATAAATTCTAAAGAGCACTACGTTATAAGTAATTGTGTTCCATGTTGTTCTATTTGTAATCGCATGAAAAATAAATATGATCTAAATACTTTTCTTAACAAGATAAGAAATATTTATAACAATTTTTATAATAAAAGTTCAACGACTATCTCGAAAGAGAGTACATCTGAAGCTATTGCAGATGGAAACGGGGAATCTCTTAATACTAAAGTAAAAGAGAATGATATAGTCTAATCTACATAGTAATATGTAGCAGTTCATAAGAGAACGTATACAGTAGTAGCGAACTGTATAGAATATAAATGATAATCAGACTCCAATGGGTAAATCCTATAGAGGAGATGTTCGAATGTTGCCTAATGGTGCTGGATGGTTTTATATCAGACAGGCTGTTAGAAAAGTTATTGATATGTTTAGAGAGTTGTGTGAAGAATTTATTTTAGTAGGTCATACTAAAGATAAATTAGTCAATAAGGATGGTGAAGAACTATCTGAAATGCAGCTTGACCTTGCTGGAAGACTTAGTGATATTATCTGTGGAGAAGCAGATGCTATAGGCTATGTCTATAGAAAGAAAAACCAGACATTAATTTCGTTTCAGGGCGGAGAAAACAATATAGTAGAAGCGAGAGCGCCTCATCTTAGAGGCCAGAAAATTGTTATTGCTGAAAGTGATAACGAAGGTAAGTTAGTTACCTATTGGGATAGAATTTATTTGCCTAATAATGATTAAAATATACGTATATGTACAGTTCTAGCAGAGCAAAAAAGATTGTAAAAAACGATGTAGCATTTTTAAGTGCAGGTATTCATGATAATGTCCATTTAATTGGAGTTAGATATGAGACCTCAATTCAAGATAACAGTTTTATCGAATTTAAGTTCGAAAAAGAAGGTAGGATTATGACTCACACTGAGTGGGAACCGAGAAAGAAAACAAGTTTCGGTGAGCTTACTCAGGATGAGTTTGAGTTAAAGTGTGATAAGCAATTTTCTCGTGTAAAGCAGATTTTAGAGTGTTTTTATGACGAGGATAAGTTGCAATTTGAAGGTGAAAGCTTCAAAGAGTATGCTAAATGGGTAGTAGGACTTTTGTCTGCAGATAATATTAAGGATAAAGCCTTAAGAGTAAAAGTTGTCTATAATGATAAAGGTTATACTACACTTCCGAAGTATGCGAAATACACGTTTATCGAGCCTATGTCTACAGTAGATGCTGGTGAATCAATGATTACTAAGTTAGGAATTGATTTATTTGAAAAGCCTATTGTAGCTGATGTCGAGAAACAAAATGCTAATCCATTCCAAGTAGTAAATGGTACATTAGAAAGTGTTGATGTTACAACAAGTAACAATAGTGAGGATGATTTGCCTTTCTAAAAAAGGTAGAACATTATATAACCAATTAAATTGGGGGGGGGGTAACAAAAGTTACTCTCCCTTTTTTATTAACCTCAAAAAGTAGTTTATTATGTTAGATATTCAAGAGTTAGAATCAAAGTTAACAGATTTAAAATATTCAGTAAAAAATGGTAAGATTAGTGGTAATGCAAAAGGATATGATGACTTAGAACATCCACTTCTGCAGATGATGCAACAGTTTGTTGAAAACGGTAAACAAACTGAGTGGGAAAAAATGTTCAAACAAGCATCTGAAAAGATGTTGAATGATGAAGGGTCTGAGTCTAACGGTAGCATCGGAGACAATCTTACTACTAAAACAAAGCCAAAAGATCTAGAGGTTGGTGATGAGTTTTTTGGTAGTATTACTACTACTATTAAAGACGAAAAAGGTAAAAATAAACGTATAAAACCGATAGATTTTTGGAAAGTCATAGAGAAAGATACCAGTTTTGGAACTAAATACACTCTTACAAACAATAAAGGAGAGAAGTTCAAAACATCTGCTTCTGGGATTACTATGCGTAAAGCTAGTGAGTTTCAGGATAAACTTCGTAAAGAACTTGAAAAACTTAAACAGAAGTTAGAGGAAGAAAAGAAACGTTTAGCTGAAGAAGCTAAATATGTTGATATATCCAAAATGGAACCAGAGGAACAATTGAAGAAGATTATTGAAGCTGGTATGCGAAACATTTGGATGGTAGGTCCTGCAGGATGTGGTAAATCTACTATGGCTCGCAATGTTGCAAATGAACTTAATATTCCGTATTTATGTATTTCTTGTGGTATTGGTACTTCTGCTACGGAATTCGTAGGGTATAAGTATCCTACTCGAGAATCTACTAAGTTTGCAGAATATTATGCTAAGCCATCTGTTATCTTGATTGATGAGATGACTGCATTAGACCCCGCAGTAGGTCAAGTATTAAATGCTGCTCTTGCTAACGGTGAGATTGAGACTACTACTGGTTTAGTATGTCGTCACCCCGAGTGTATCATCATTGCTACTTCTAATACGTTTGGCAATGGTGCGAGTCGACAGTATGTGGCTAACAATCAATTAGACGCATCTACTATTGACCGATTCACCGGTGGCATTATAGAAGTTAACTATTCTGTAGATTACGAAAGTCAGTATGATACTGATGTAGTAAACTACGTATGGAAACTTCGTGAGATAATCAAAGAGTGTAATCTACGCCGAGTTGCATCTACGCGTATGATTCAGTCTGGACACCTTATGAAGAAGGCTTATTTTAAGAATTGGAAAGAAATGTTGATTACTAACTGGACTGATTCTGAGAAAGAAATGGTCAATAAAGAGTTAGATTTTTCAACTTGTTTTCTACAAACATCTGAAATTAAATCCGAAATTAAAAAGGCAGCGTGACATGGGTAAAAAGCTGGAGACACATTTTGATAATCTCGATAAATTTTACACTGAGTGTGAAGTTCAAGAAGAAACAGGTAGTCCTGATAAATATAAGGAGATTTCTAGAGTAGATGATCCTGAATGGGTAGGACTAACTAAAGAAGAGATTCAGAAGTCTAAATACTTTTATAAAGAAGGTTTAGATAAACTTGAGAAGTTAGATGAAGATCTTATATTTGGAGGATCAAAAACTAACTACAAGTATGATGAAAATGATGGAGACGATATGAATTACGATAGATTTATCGAAGGATTACCATCTCTTAGGAAAAGACAAAGAACTGGAGGAGATAAAAACGGAAAATTTATTAAACTACATGTAGGAATATACGAAAGTTGTATAGTATCTGCAAAAGATATGCTTTATAAGTCATATACTGCTTTAAAACTTGCAGATTATTTAGAATCTCAAGGTTATCGTGTGCAGATTTCAACATTTGCTGAAGTAGAATCGTTAGGTTATTATAAAGAAGATCATATTACGTATCTATTAGTAGAAGTAGTATTTAAACGATTTGAAGATCCTTTAATATTACCTACTATGCTTACATGTGTATCTCCTTGGTTTTTTAGATATCATATGTTCAGATTTTGGACTGCTAAATTTAAATGTGGTTGGGGGCTAGGTCATGTTCCTAGACAAACCAGAAAGAGTACTAAATCTGACATTTATATCTCTTCAGGAGAGTGCCTGTGCGAAGAAGGCGCTAAAGAAAAAATTGAAGAAATTAAAAAACTTTTTGACACTGATCATGGGGATGAGGAATAGGTATTATCGCACGTAAGTGGATGTACTGTCTGGTAAAGAAATACAAAGTCTGAAAAGGACGACAGAATACCTAGATTGGAGCTAGTTAATATATACTAGCATGGGGGTTCGAATCCCCCTCTCACACAAAAAGAGAGTAAGCACATATATCTTCAAATAATGAAGATAGAAGCAGATGTGTGAATAGCCCGGTATTTTTACCTAAGGAGAGGTGCAAGTCCTCTACTCTCACTAAAATTGCTATATTATGTACGACTCTAAAAGAATTAAAAAAGAGGATCCTATTACTTTAGATTATATTTTATCTAGAGTAACAGAGTATGATATATATGCACGTTATATAGGGCAATTTAAAATAGGTTATATCTATAATAGTCCATTTAGAGAAGATAAAAATCCTTCATTTGGAATATTTAGAAGTAGGAAAACAGGTAAACTGTTATTTAAAGATCATGGTAATGGTCTTTGCGGTGATGTAATTAGATTTGTACAAGAATATACTGGCATAACTAATTATAATGAACTACTAAAGCAGATTGTGAAAGATCTGAATATAAAAAATAACACTGTTTTAAAGAGTACTAAAGCGTATGAAAAGTCTGAAGAAACCGTAATTGGAGTAGTAAGGCAAGAATTCACTAATGTTGATAAAGCATTTTGGCAACAGTTTGGTATTACTCTAGATACATTAAAGAGATATAATGTAAGTAGTATTAAATACTATTTATGTGACGGAATTGTAAAAGGTATTTATAAAGATGAAAGTCCAATGTATGCATATAAGGTTTATGATAAATTTAAAATTTATAGGCCTTTAGCAGATAAATACACTAAATGGCGTAATAATCTTACTGAGTACGACATTCAAGGATTAGAACAACTTCCTGAAAAGGGAGAATTATTGATTATAACTAAATCTCTCAAAGACGTAATGTGCTTAAGAGAAATGGGTTATGATGCAATATCTCCGTCATCAGAAAGTACATTTATTCCAGATAATATCTTAGACATATTAAAGAAGCGTTTTAAGCGTATATTAGTATGTTTTGATAGAGATCCTGCAGGAGTCAAAAATATGCGTAAGATAAGCAAGAAAACAGGCTTAAATGGATTCTTAGTACATAAGAAATTCCAAAGTAAAGATATTAGTGATGCCGTTAAGTATAATGGCTTTGAAGTTATTAAAAACTGGTTAAATAAAACACTATGAAAGTATTAAAAAAGATTTGGAAAGGTATTCGATTCGGTATTGGTATATTATTTGCTATCCCGTTTCTTATTAGTATGTGTTGCATGTATTTGTTTGGTGTTATTGTGGCTATTTTTGACTATTCGATCATTACTAAAATTGCTGAAAAATTCAACATAGTTAATGATAAAGTTGAAAATAAACAGAATGCACAAATACTAGTAACTAAAAAAGAGTTAGAAGACTTGATTGCAGAACTTGAGAACCTAAAAAAGGAGGCACTTAATGATCGAGCTGCTTAGTACTACAATTACTGTTAATTTAGTAGCTTTAATATCCTTTATTGTTTTATGTTGTACTATTAGCAACATACTCAATCTTATTTCGTTTAAGAAATTGTTAAAACAAATCTTAGATGAAAAAGAAAAAGAGTCTAAACAAGAAAGTGATAAATGCGACTCCAACTGTCTTTGATAATATTAAATTTCGAAGTAAGTTAGAAGTATATACATATAAAGCACTAAAAGAAAATAAACTGAAAGCTGAGTATGAACCTATAAAGTTTGAATTAGTTCCTAGCTTTCAGTTTAAAGATAAAAAGATACGTCCTATGACATATACTCCAGATTTTGTAGGTAATAACTTTATAATTGAAGCAAAGGGTAGACCTAACGATGTCTTTCCTTATAAGTGGAAATTATTTCAGTATAACCTAGTTAAATCAGGTTTAGATGAACAGTACCATTTATTCATTGTTCATAATCATAAGGAAGTAGATGAATGTATTAAACAAATAAAACAGTTAACTGATGGAAAATAAAAACGTATTAGAGGAATATGATTTGATCATCGATTTAGGTCCAGTAAAGGATGAAGATCAATCAGAGAAAGTAGAAGAATAATATGGATTTAAGTATACCTTACTATGATGACAATTCTCGTATATCTAATAGTAATTTAGGGCAATTCTTAAAGAAAGGTCCAAGATATCTAAAAGATATGCTAGAAGGAAACGCTGAAGGTCTTAAAGCTAGTTATTTAGATAAAGGAACAATGATACATATGTATATTCTTCAACCTGAAGAATTTTGGGCACATTATCGAATACTAGACTTTGAAACTCCAAGTAGTAAACAACAACAATTATTTGCTGATAAACTAGTTGGTACTGTAGAAATTGATCCAGATTTAGCCCTTATAAAGGCTTATTCTGATGCCTATAGTACAAAAGGTAAGAGTGAAGAAAAAATACTCTTAGAAGCCAAAGAAATGGCTAAAAAGCTAGAAAACTACATAGAATATCTTAAGACTGAACGGCAAACTGAGTTGAAATCTATTTCGTTTGCTGATCTGAATATGCTAAAAACTATTAAGCAGAACATTCAGAACCACAAGAAAGCAAATGAATTATTATATAAACAACCGCAAACTTGCGAACAAAACAACGAGTTCCACATAAATTGGGAATTTCCAAAAGCTTACGAAAACTATCATTTATCTTGTAAGTCTTTATTAGACAGGCTAATGATAGATCATACTCTAAAAAAGATTACATTAGTAGATCTAAAAACTACTGCTGATGTATGGAATTTTGAACATTCCATTGAAGAATATGATTATAGAAGACAATTAGCTTACTATTGGTTAGCTATTCATTGGTATTTTAAATATGAACTGAATATAGATATAGATGAATATACAAAAGAAACCTATATCATTGCTATCCAAAGTAATAATGGATATGAAGTTAGAGTTATTAACTTTACTCCAGAATGTATAGAAGAAAGACTTACAATAATATCAGAAACTATCAGAAGAATATGCTGGCATAAACAAAACGATTTATGGGACCACTCTAGAGAGTATTACGATGGAGATGGATCAGAAGTGTATGATGGAAATGATAGTATCTCTATTCTTTAATAAATGTTATTCGAATATTATATTAAAGAAATTATCTACCTATTTTATAAAAGAAAACCTGCACATAAGTTATGCAGGTTTATCATATACTGAATATATAAATTTATGTAAATTATATAAACAGCATAGTTTATATTTAGGCCACTATAGATATAAAGGAGATATAGATTATCATACCGTCTTCATATTTAAAGTAAATCAGAAGCATAATAGACTAATATACGCAATAAATAATAGATATTATCATCTACTACCTATTAAAGTAAAAGAGTATATTACTCAATTTACTAATAGGAATATGTTTATTAGTTCAAGTGCTAGAATAAATGATAGTATTATGAAAGATGAAGTAACGTTAACAGTAAAAGAAGAATTATTTATAATGCAAATGGCTGAACAACAAGATGTTCAAGAGCCAACATTGCTTGAAGATATAAATTGCCTTGGATTTTAGTATCCAAAACTTAATTGTTTGAAAAAAGAAAGGGGTCGTTGTGAAACGATCCCTTTTTTGTTTATCCAATACGATTTATCATATCATTTAGTTTCTCTCGTGGATTCTTCATATTATAATAGGCATTGAGTATTGGAATAACTTTAATAAAGTCTCTTTGCCATCCCTTTAATCCTTTATAAGCACCTCTTTCAATTTCTTCATATTTTCTATTACTCAAATAAGATAATGGATTAATAACCCTATTAACATCTACAAATGTTTGAATTAATGGAGTAATAGAATTAAGAATATCGAATACATCCATTGCATTATACCTAGAACCAGACTCTAATGAAATCTTCTTTAACTCTAATCGTAAGAATTGAGTAAACCAATAATCGTCATCATCTGCACCCATTCCAAATAGATTAAATATAGTTAACCAGAAGAAGTATGTGAACATTTGAGCATTAAACCTTCTAATATGTAAATCTATTTGTTTCTTTACGTCTACATCAGGATATTGCTCTTGTAATTCTTTTAACTTCTCATCATTTCTTCCAGTGAGTACTCTCAAGAGTTTAATAAGCTTTCTATCAGATCCGTATTTCCATCCATAGAAATATGCCGATGCTGTTCCCATTGATAGCTCTTTTGTCTGGTAATTCCAGTACATTGGAGATATTGTATTTTCTATATTTTTTGGAATAAAAGCACGGAACATAAGTATAGTACTAAGGGCTGGTAATAAATGAACACCACTCTTATCTGCTTCCTCAACCATACCTTCTGCATGACTAGATATAGACCCTAACTTAGCAGTTATTTCTTCTTCTAACTCCGCAGTAACATATGGTGCATACTTGGATTTTACTCTAAACCCATCTTTCATTTCATATGCATTCCATAGATTATCTTTAGCATTTCTATATATAGCCTTACGCTCTTCTATAGACTTATTAAGAAAATGGTTATCTAGAAAATCGTTCTCAGAAATAAAATGTAATTGCCCATCTTCTAATTGAATTAACTTATAGTTTAAATAAACTGAAACAGTAAATGCACTATTAGGTAAAAATGACATTAATTTAAAAGCAGCGTACGGTTCTGTAGCTCTAGTAATCATTCTACCTATTCTCCATCTATTAGTATTAGATAAATCTTCTTCTTGATTAAAAGTAAGACCATTATATTCTAATGCACCTACAAGTTTATTATTAGCTTGATTTTTACCAAATTGACTAGCAACTTTTAAACTAATTAATTCTTTTGTTAAAATGCTATTTGCAATCGTGAAATCATGCATATTATAATGTTTACGAACAAAAGCATCATTAGCATAAAAACTCCATGCAGCAACTCCACCAGATATCGCAGAACGTAAGTTCCAAGACAAACCAATATCTCTACCCCACCTTGAAAAATATTCAAATACTTTATCTAGAGAAATCTTATAACCTTTTAATGTTACTTCAGGTAGTATATCTCGTCTACCATAAATATGATAACCTATATAAGTGTGAACTGCATCTGCTAACTTACTACTTGCAGCAGGCTTAGTAAAGCCTTTTTGTCTAATAGAACCAGCATTAGTAATCAAACTATCTAGTAGGTTCAATTGAGGAGCTATTTTCTTCTTATTTTCATAATTACAAGCCATTCTATAATACTTAGTAATAGCTCCAATTAAATCATTAGTACCAGAAGCAGGATCAGTAAGCATGGTAGTATACATTGTAGGCATAATATTTATCTCTGTACCATTAGGTCTAGTTTCTACCTTTACTCCATGTATTTCATCATCTGGTTGAATACCAAATGCATCTACCATATAGTTTCGAGTTCCTGTAATGAGCCCCCTACTACCCCAATAATTAAAGATATTACCATTAATTTGCGGTAACTTATAGTTATTCTTATAATTAGAGTGAGTAATTTTATCATTAGCTTCATTCATAACATCTAGAATAACATTTCTAAGATTAACTAGAGCAGGATCTCTCATTACAGCATTATAAGCCTTCCTATTATCATATTCTTTAATAGATAATTTAGGTTGCTCTGCCTCTGGTATACTGTTGTCGTAGTTTTTATTATAGAATTTAGATTCTTCAGATGTTTCAGCCCAATTGCTATTTGGTACTCTATGCATATACTGTTGACGTACTGGTATTACTTTGGTCATATAAGAAGCATAGTGTTTTACTCCTTTATCATCTACCCATATATCCTCAGGTGATACAGCACTTTTACCTCCATTTTCCTTTGCTAGATCACTAAGTTCAGATTTAAATAACCTAACACTACCAACAGTTTTTTTAGTACGTTTTCTCACATTATACATTGCTATATCAAGCTCTTTGATTTTATCCTTAACTGCTTGAGGCATTCTAGTATAATCTGGTTCAAATTTATCAGTTCTATATAACCTCAATAGATTGTATCTGGCTTGATATAATCTATCATATATTTCACCATAATCTTTTTTATTTTGCTTAGATACCTTCTCTTTAAACTCATCTGTAAGCTCCCATCTGGTATTACGCTCTAACCAAGCACTATACAATGTGTCACTTCCATCTGGAGTATATCCTTCGATATTTTTCATTCTTTCCATTTCTTCTAAGAAAGCATCCATGTCTACTTTAGACTCCAACCCTTCTTGTAGTTTAGCATAAGCTTCTGTAAGTTCAGCAGCTATCTGTGCTTCTACACTACCTTCTGGTTTTAATTCCCCAGTAACAGGATCATAAGGGTTTGCAAGATTTCTTTTTTTCTCTAATAACCTATTATATTTTTGATATTCATCTATTGGCATTCTTTCGAATCTAGGTTTATTAGTGTTACTATCTCTGTACGGTTTTAATATATTATCTATCTCTAGATTTACTTCAGATAGAGCCATATTAGCTTCCATACTTAGATTAGTAAAGATAGCATAAAATTCTGGCGTATATTTTCTTTCGCAATTCTCAGCTTTCCAATCATTATAATCTTTTTGATATTGTATCCATAGAGAAGGATTAAGTTTAAGCTCATCAATACTGGCTAATTTATGATTCTTTAGCCAATCTTTTCTAAACTTATATTTATTGTTTTGATATACACCATATCTACGATCTCTAATTAAATATCCAGTTTTTTTACCATCTACATCTCTTTCAAATAAAAGATTATGGTCTCTTGTTTCTTTTGCTGCTTTATATAATTCAGCATACTTACGATAAACCTGTTTATGAGTCATAGAATTAACATCACCAATAACTTTTCTCAATAGCTTGATAACAAATTTAGGTGAGTTTACAGGAGTAGCGAAGAATCTATGATACCAATTTAAATCACCATCAAAAGTAAGCCAGTTCATCAGAGCTCTATCTATATTAGGGTCTTTAGCTTCTTCCATCTCAGTACGCAAGAACTTTTCTACTGTTCTTCTAACTGAGTTCCCATACATGTAACCAATGTTTTCTCTATCTATCATCTTTTTAGATGAGAATTCTCTAATCAATCCATCTACTACAGATAATATATTATCAAATTCATTAGTACCTAATATATTTTCATAGATATTCCTATTAAATTCTGTATTTAGCTCATTATAAAGTTTACGTAAATTACTCTCATGTGGGTATAAATACTCAGCACCAAAATTATCTAAAGCAGTTCTTAACTTAGTAAGTTCTTCAGTATCATTTGTTATTTGTGCAGTACTTATCTTCTCATCAATAGTTTTAATTACTCTCTCTGCTTCATCTAGACTATATAGTACATTATCTACATACTCTAGACTACCATTAAGGAAATTCGTAATGTTATTGACACCTTCCACATCTGTTATAGAATTCTGAATACTTCTAAGATTGGATAGTAACTTATCATTACGTAAGTTTTCATTTCTATCAAATTTATCTTCTATAACATTGTACCTTAAAGAAGCCATACGGTTCTCTGCTGTTTTAACCATATCAGAGAATACAGATCTGAGTTTGATAGAAGCAATTTCTTCACGCTTACTAGCTGCTGGTAAAACATCTGGTATATAATCATAAGAATCTTCTCTTTGCTCTAGAGTTTGATATGCATTAAATTCAATAACATTATCTACTATTTTATTAATTAGATCTTGATGAGTAGTATTTTTACCAAATAATCTCTTAAACCAATCAATAATTCTTTGAATTAACGTTTTTTCTCCTTTTGTAGCAGGGAAGTCAAACATATTGTGAATGACCTCAGGATTAGAAAATAGCTCTGCAGCAAACTCATATACATTCTTACTAGCATGGTCATCATGCTTTTCTGCATACTCTTTTTGAATCTTTCTAAGTTCATTCGCTGCTTCAGTATTTGAAGCTAACGAGTCTAGAGTAATAGCATGGGCTATTTCATGTAATAATACATTTTCTAATGAACCATATCTACTGAAATCACCATTTCTATTTACTACAATCGCGTTAGATTTTCTGTCATATATAGCAGGTGTCCAGTAAGTAGCTTCAGGATACATTTCATTTAATGGTCTATCTATATATTCAATAGATACTGGCTGCATATTTATTTTACTAGCAACATCATTGAGTACAGTAGCCATTTCAGAATCCATATTATCTAATAGTTCTTTACTATTACTATAAGATTGCATAGATTCTAATTGACTTATATTTTCTGTGTTACTATCTGCTAGATATATGTTATTATCCTGAGTAGAGAATGTACCTTGGTTATCTATTGATTTCATCTGATTTGGATTAAACACAGCTACATTGCTTGCCCAATAATCTGTTTCAGGGTCATAATCTATATAATCTCCTACATCCCAAACCCGTTTGTATAATACACCATCATATCCTTCTTTGATTAAAGTTTCCGTAATCTCTGGGATGCTTGTTTGTTTTCCATTATACATTAAGTAAAAACCATGAGACTCTTCATTAATTATATATGGATTTTTTAAATTAATAAAACCTTTATAAAGGCTACTAGAATCTTCAAAAGCATAAGACGCCGCTACTAATATATTATCAGTAGCAAAAAAAGGTCCACCATCACCTCTACCCATAATGTTTTTACCTTTATCATCCGTTCTAAACATTAGTTTAGGTTCACCATTCTCATCTACTACTTTGGATTCACCAAACCATTCTTTAAAACTCTTAGAATAAGTTCTAGCTTTAGCTTGAATAGCAGCTACTCTATCACCATTATAATGCTCTAAAAGGTCTGAAAAGAGCTTAGATGGCTCCCCATTGGGAGCCTTATCTATGCCATTACCATTGTTCTGCGACCATATATGATAAGCCGCTGCTTCACTAGTTGCATTTTTTAATTCTTCAAATTCTCTTGCAACTTCTTCATTTTTTAAATTAGGACAAATTATTTTCATATATGATTACTTTATACAATGATTCATTTCATCTGTAGGAAATTCATTCTCATTATTGAATTCATTAGTCTGTTCAGTCTGTTCATTTTCAGAAGTAGAAGGTTGTTCAATAGTGTTTTCTACCACTTCACCATTTTCATCCATACTAGTATCTACTAATGGAGCTGAATCATTTTCAACAGTACTAAACATATAATCAATTGTATTTCTTGAATAAAATACTCCACTTAATGGTTTACCACTTACCTTATTAGTTTGTGAATTAATTTTTGGTACAATCTCATTGTTAATAATATCTGGAATATCTTCTAAGAAGTTATTATCATATTTAGCAAATCTTGGAGCAACATTATTACCCGGAATAATAGAGAATCTAGATATGTATTTGCTACCAGTAGTGTATGGAGATAAGTATTCAGATACAAATCCTTTACCACCTTGTCTAAATCCTTTCTTATTTACTAATATATATAATGGTTTATATGTTTTGGTTTTACCATCATCTTTAATAAATGTACCAACATATTTGTATAGATTGTATCCACCAGTAGCATTGTTATCCCTCATTTTAACATATGGGTGATACAATGGAACATCAGTATCATCTTTACAAACATATCTTCTAGAAGATCCTTTAATAGCTACAGGAACTAATCTATTTCCGACTTTTTCTCTATGAATATAAATACCTTTATTACTCGTATTTATTACAGGAACCATGTTATTATCCTGCCAGTTATTACGGTAGATTTCGTCTACATCATCTGGAGTAAATAGATTAGAGAAATTATCTATATTTTCCTCTAAAGTTCTTACAGTTTCATAATAACCAAGTTCATCTAATACCCTAGTAGGTATAAAATCAAATAGAGAATTCAAGTGTTTAGTACCATGACCACTAAATACTGCATATCGAACTAAATCATAAGCTAAATCATGTAATTCTTGATTATCACTATCTAATAATTCTTGCCAGTATTCTCTAATCTGTCTACTAGCATTAGAACTAATATCATCTGAATAGTCTAAGCGAATATAGTCTATAGCTTTACCTGTAGTATCAGTTACACCAGTAATACTATTAAGGAATAGATTACTAATCCTACCATTAGTAACAGATATAATTGGGTATTTACCACCTTTAGAAGCAGCATCAGAGATAATATCAGTTTTAATCCTATTAATCCTCTTAGCAATAGTATTAGGACCAATGAATAGGTCTCTCAGCTCTTTCATACTATTAATTAATGGACTACTAGTACTATCATACAATGCATAAGCTCTCCAGTAAGAATCAATAGCATTAGTAAATGCTGTTACAGCTTGTTTATCTTTTACTTTGGAAAATCCACTAGCATTAATAAGGGATCTGAATACCCTATAATACTCATCAGAAGATTGTATATTAATTTTGCCAAGTAAATCTAAAGTAAACTTGATACTATTGTCAATCTTCTTCTGTAAGAAGGTTTCATTAAAGAATTTATTAACCATTTCTGGCGTGAAATATGGGCTAGTATAACAATCAGCAACATTTTGTAGAAATGTCCTCATTTCAATAGAGTTCTTACCAAACTTCTTAGTATCTACTTGGGAAGCTTTTACAAGATCAGACATTGCCTGAGCCATAGGTTCTAGTTCCTTATATAATTTATATACGAGAATTTGTCCATAGTAATAGTCAAAATCTTTTTCTTTATCATTAGCTTTACGAAGAAGATTTTCTAAATAACCTAATTTTCCTTGTTCAGGAATTTCAAACAATACTTGATCTGTAACTTGTTCATTCTTAAGTAATAAGTCAAGGTTTTCTTTATCCTCATTAGATTTAGCTAAGCTCTTTGCTTTAGTAACAAATTTATCATATACTTCCTTTTCCTTCTCTTGGAATCTTCTATAAAATGGTTTAGTGTTATCTATGCCATAAACTCCCCTACTCTGTATATAATCATTTGCAAGATCTTTCATGATCTCTTGTGAAACAAAATACATAGTATTCTTGCCAGCACCATTTCTTAATAAAAAGTTAGTAAGATTATAGGTAAATCCATTTACATTTAGCTTGATAATATAGTTATCTTTAGCAACGTCAACGTGAGCACTAATCAATGCAGATAACCAGTCTAGAATATGAATGTCATCTACACCACTTACTTTATGCAAGTTACCTATATTCGGTAAGTACTCTGGAGATTGCATTACTAATTCAACTAACTGACCTAATACATGATGCGGGTTATTTAATGCAAATGGTCCAATACCACCTTTACTATCAGCGAAGTCTTGTTTTAAAGTATCTTGATATTCTTCTGTATACTCATATAAAGCAGCATCATTCTTTTTATCAGGGAAATACTTCTTTACAATACCGTTTTTCATGATGTTAACAGGAACATCCAATGGTCTAGTAGTATCATGAGTATTTTTAGAATCAAGTAATGAAGCCATAAATGTATCAATCAATAGGTTTTCTATAGCACCTTGAGATTGTTCATTCATTGACTTGTTATAATCAAATTCTGTCTTAGAAGATATATAAGGATAAACTTTATAGGTTGCATCTGTGACATCATACATAACATTAGAATTCTTACTTTTAAGATAATCATTAACCAATGCTGCCATATTCTGTATAGACCTTCTTGTAACAGGTTCACCATCTTTAATAGCTAAGATTTCATCAGCATATTCATTAAATCCACTTAATGCTAATTCTATTTCATCTTTAGTTGCCTCTCTTCCGGGTTTATTACTTCTACGAGAAGTATAATTATATCTTGTTAAGAATAACTTATCAATATCAAAGTCAGAACCAGTTCTTGCAGTAAACTCATCCGGTAATATAATTATATCTCCTGCTTGAGACATTACTACATCTTTAATAGTTAAAGCAGCAATAGAAGACATACCCTGAGTAGGTACACGATATGCCATTGCAGATGGTGAAGCATTTGGACCAATTATATTGTTATCCATTAACCACTGCCTAGCCTGTAAGAATGACATATTTTCATACCCGGGGATTATGTGTTTCAACAGATTTATTGAAATAACACACTCCATAGATCTATCATCTGCAATTAGTTTAAGTCTTTCACCATTATTAATTTGGTACTTAGAATATTGACCAGCTTCACTAGCTTTTACTTTATCAATGGATTTTAAACCAAATGAAGACATCTGCACAAATGTACCACCCGGTAGATTAATATCTACAGTCTCTTTGTTTACTGCGGATATAATCTTTGTAACCAATTGCTTAGCTACAGGAGAAGCAGACAATGGAACCTTAAAATTACCAGTTTCATCAAGAGTAACCTGATCGATAATATCAGAATCCATATTAGAGGATATCATGTCTCTTACTAACTTATCAGATATACCTTGCAGATCTTTAAAAGAATATGTGCCATCTTCATTCTTTTCAGCATGTAAGTCTTTAAGAATTCTGTTGAGACCTCTATCTGATAGATTATCAATAGCATCCATTGCTAATTTAATTAGTTGTCTACCGCTAACTTTCTTACCTTTTCTACCAGTAACATCTTGATCTACACCACTACTAGAAGGGATTATATAGTCTCCATCTAATCTAATGTTTGAGAATACTGTTTTCATAGCCTGAGTAACCAACATACGCTTTTCAGCATCATGAGCTTCAATAGGCATCTGATTAAGTAAGTTGCCAAAATTCTGTTGTCTATATACAATAGGTTTAGAATAGGTTCCTTTATCATCCTTTTTGAATTCTTCTGTTATTTCATTTTGAGTAGCATCTGTATAGAAGTCATATTCTTTGATGTTACCTACCTTTACTGCGGATTTTGTAGTAAACATATCAATAGGATTATTAACATCATTCATCCTATCATACAATACTCTTAAATCTCCAGTAGCCAGTACTTTAAATAATGGGAATATAGCCATCTTATTAAAGATAGGCATATTAATGAATTCACCGGGTATTGGTTGAAGTATTTCATTACCAAAATATACCATCTTTTTAGGAGATAATACAGCAGATAATGTATTTACATATTTTCTAATATCACCTAAATCATCAGCATGCTGTTCGACATAATCGATAGCTTCTTCTACTTTAGGATCTAATAAACCTTGACTAGCTAAGATAGCTTTATACATAGTAGGTGAACAGTATACAGATGCATCAGCTTGGTTAATTGGAGTTTCTTCTTCATTAACCTCTATATTACCATCCTTGTTCATCTTGATATCACCATACAATGACAAGTCACGTTCTGTGCTCTCTTTAGCCTTATCTTTGATACCTTGTGGTATACTTTCATTGTTAAATAAGTCACCAGATTCAAATGCAGTATCAATGTATTCTTTGGTGTATTTACCAGAGTTCTCCATTAATTCTCTTACATATGCATCATAGATTGCTTTATATAATTCTTTTGGTTGATTAGTGCGTAATTCTACATCTTTCAATCCTGCTACATTATATCTACCTTGTTTGTATCTAGCAACCTTATTCATTATGTGATTAGGATCAGAGAAATCTGTTCTAGGTCTATCACCAGTTGACAATGTACCAGCAAGACGTTTAGATACATCAGGATAATTTTTAAAGAATGCTACATCTTTATACAAGATCTTTTCTGTTTCAAACATTGATACAAAGTTATTAACAGTAAATGTAGAAATAGCATCATAAATAGCTATATGGTTTCTATTTAGTTCATTTTCCTTTCCTGCTAATGTAGCAATATCATTAGATAACTTATTGGCTCTATCATTAATAGAACTTACAGGTAAGAATTTATTTTTATAATACCCATCATTTGTTTTCTCAATTAGACCTAATCTTTGTATATAATCTAATTGTTTATCAACAAATACTCCTAATGTAGTATTTAGATCTTCTTTCAATTGAGCAGTATTATTAAAATAATCCATCAATTCTTTATCACTCATTGAACTGAAAGATATGTATTGTACATTACCATCTTCAGTATAGTGATATACACCACGAGCAATTCTAAACTTACCTCCTTTACCGTTATCCTCACCTCTTTTACCAAAGTACATGGTAGGTCTGTTGGAATCATCAATCTTATCTTCTACTAATTTCATTCTACGATACTGTAGAATTGCATCATATTCACTTCTATAGTATTTATAGAATTGATTTAATACATCGTCAGAAAATCTCATTTCAACATAATCGTCAACAGGAGTAATGTTTAAAGTACGACCTTTAAACATTTTTAATCCTTGAATTGGCATATATGTCTTTTTATCAGACATCGTAGGTAAGATAAGAATATCATTTTCAGAACATACAAATTTAGAAATAAATGTTTCTATTCTAGGAGCCGATTGATAATCTGTACCAGTATTACCAGAATTATATTCTGTAATATTAAGTAAAGTACCTACAGTAAGTCTAGTATTAGGACTGTTCTTTAATGTATTATAAACTAGTGAAGAAGAGTTAATAGGACATTTTAATAATCTACTAACATAATTTCTATCATTATTAAGCTTCTTAATTTCCAAAGTAAGATAATTATGCTTAGATAACGGGTACACTGTAGTATTCTTAGGTCCTAATACTTTCTCCTCTAGATTATTGTTATTAAGCTGATAATGAACAATAGCTAAGTTTAATATACTGTTTTCCCCAGTAAACACACCATCAATAGATCTTTTAATCCTATCATTAGGTTTGTCTTTAACAGGTCTACGCAAAATTTCAGGAATTGCCTTGGCTAAACTACCATCTCTATTACTAGATAATAGTTCTTTAGCTGCTTGTAGTATTGTAGGCTTATTAACTGAATTGACTGACGATACCTTATCTACAATGGCTTGATACAAAGTATCAAAATTAATTGCAATACCAATCTTATTATATATATCTACATAGCTATATAAGACTGCATTGAAATCTTCATTGCTAGTAGATTCATTCATTCTAGCTAACCTAGTATTCAATGTGTTGATATCATCTCTAATAGTCTTTAGTAACTCCATGTTAGGTTTACGATTACCTTCTGCATCGGTAATTACCATATTACTATTATAGAAGTTTCTATTCCAATCTGCAACTAGTCTTTTACCATTACGTAGATTAACACTACCACCTAAGTTGGCTATGTATTGAATAGTATCTGTTCCAATATTTTGGAATCCTACTGTAAGGAAGTTGTGTCTATAACCAGTAATGGTTTGAAATATTTGAGTCTGAAGATTAGAATCCTTTACTGAGGATAACTTATTATATACAGAAGCATAGAATGGGTCAGTTTTTGCTAATTGAGCAGATTTCCTGATTAATCCATCATAAGTATCTTCATCAAATAATTTATCAACAATTCGTCTCCAAGCCGAAAGGAATGGTGTTACTCTAGGTATTCCAGTTTCAGCATTCATATCTCTTACATAACTATCTGTAGCTTTATTGTATACACGGTCTTCTATTGAAGATAAGAAAAGTTTTACAGCAGGTCTAATATTATGTAATACAGATACTTCGTAGGAAGCTTTATCATATTTATCAAAGTTTTCCTTTTCAATTTCACCACCATCTCTTTCCTCAGTTTCATCATATTCCTCTTCTTCTTTTACCTGTCTTAGGCTTAAAGAATCAAGATAGGACTTAATATCTTTTTGGAATATATCAAAGTGCTCATACAATTCATTAGCAGCTGCTCTTTGCTCTGGTGTAGCATTATCATCATATGATAAATCCTCAAGTAGATCACGCATATCTTGATAATCAATCTGTATTTTTGTAAGATCATCTACAAAAGATTGTGAGCTTAATGATTGATTAATATAAGATATTGCAAAGAATTCTACAGCCTGATTATAGTTATCAAGAGATTTTATGTTTTGGAAAGTGTACCCATGTTGAGTAAAGTTTACCCTATTCCTATAAGCTTTCTCAAATCTATCTTTAGCTTCTTGACTTACTGGAATATTAGCATACTTACCTTCATATATACCTCTAAAGATTTTAGTAGGAGTAGTTCTACCAAATAAAGACATAATGAAATCTCGTAGTTTTTCAAACCACTTAGTAATCCTATAAGACTTTCTTGGAGTCTTATACATCATATACCCTCTAAATTCTTCTGCTAATGCTTCTTCTATATATTTATCAGATGCATTCTTAAGATTAGGATGAATTCTACGATACTCTTCATATACCTTATTTCTTTCTTGATCTGATAGTAATAATAGAGATACTCTATGGTATGCTTCGTGAAATTCTACACCAGATGGATCACTATTATATAACGTAATACTATCTTTAGTCATATAAGATAAAGCTGTTGCAGGCATATCAGAAGATACAGCTACATCAATTATATTAATCTCTGCATCTGTCATACCTAACTTTTGCTTCAAGAAGTTTTTAGCTTGAATCTTATTCAGTTTCTCCTTAGTGGTATATTTCTTATTAGGAGTAAAGTTCACTTTAACTTCTTTTTGGCTACCCCCCATACTAGATAAATCATTAAATGATCTACGTCTTCTAGATGGTTTAGGAGATTCAGATTTAGGAGCTTCTTCTATTGCTGGAGTTGCTGTAGAATTAGGTATAGTTGTAGGCATATCTTGAGTCATACCATCTGCAATTACATATGGTCTTTCATATCTTCCTGCATTAAGATTAGATTTGATCATACCATTTCTTATCATCCAAGATAATAATGTATGGTTCATATCTTCTCTAGTAAATACTATACCATCAAATAGTTCTAATCTACCACCTGCTTTTTCAACACTACTAGATAATCTACCAGAAAATAATAGATTCATTTTCATGTTTACTGCTAATTTCTCATTCCCTTTTGAAGGAACTTTAAAAGGCATAGAACCATTAGATAATAACCAGTCTTCGAAATGCTTTCTCTCTTGTTCTTTCTGCGCAATAGACAAACCTGCTAAGGATACTTCATTGATACCATAGTGTAATACACCAAATTGTCCTTTATTATCTATATACAATTGCTTATTACGCAAATTAGCTTTTGCAGAATCACTAATATCAGAGTCATTGTTTACAGAAGTAGGTTCACCATAGTTTAAGAACATTTCAATAATATCAGATGCAATTAAATCTGTATTATTTATATTCTGCCCACCCTTAAAACCACTTCTAAACACTATAGTAGAGATTGCCTCTGCTAATTTAGGATAAGAATTGAAGCGCGCTAGAGATAATTTTAATGGTAATGGTCTACCAGACAACCTTTTTTTACCATCGATAATATAATACACACCACCAGAAGTAGTACCAATAAAACCAGTATTATCACCTTCTACGGTAAATATTGTACTTGTACCTCTAACACCAGTACTATATCCAAAGTTATTGATTTCTTCATCTAGATTACCACTAAACTGAAATACATCTTTAAATTGTTTATCATTTACTGGTATCTCTTGAGAAATAGTACCTTCAATAGCATTATGCAACAACAATCTAGTAGGAGTTACCTTTATTCTAGTATCTACCTTATTTAGTAAAGACCCATTTGAATCTTTCATTACAAACCTAGAGATAATTTCTTGTCTACGTTCCCGTAGTTTTCTTATCATCTCAGGATATTCTTCTGGAGTAAGATTACGAATATTGTTCGGACTTCTCATCGCAACCCAATACCTTTTACCATTTTCAGTATTAGTAATTATTAATCCTACTCTGGCATAATCATAGGTACTAGGATCATTCCATTGTACTGTTTTCTTACGAATATTATCATAGTAAGGTGCTACAGAATATTCATAAGTAAGTTTATCTTGTTTAGTTTTAAACAGCTTAGGTAATTCAGAGTTAGGAGAGAATTGAATTCTAGCACCGCCTAATTCTATAGTTTCACCAATATTAGCAGTAGGAGTATAATGGAAAGTATTTAAAATACCTAACTCACTATTCTCTGTGAATTCAGCTAATTCTGAATCACTAATAGCATCAGGTGGAACCGAACCGGGAGTAACTGGTGTAGGTATAACTCCATCTTTGGCTGCATCATTGACTTCTTCTTCAGTTAAATCTGCTGGTTGTGGATCAAACAAATCATCTACAGTAATCTCAGCGACTTCTGCTGGTGTTGTCATTTTACCTCTAACATTCTCTGGCATATTGTAGTATGCAGTAGAATATGCTCCCTTAATAGCATCAAAATGTTGAGATAACTTTTCTCTATCCCTACCAATAGCTTCATACATATTCAATGCTACTTCTTTGAACTTATATGCTCCTAAGTTAAATGCTTTACCAAGCATTGTTAAGAAAGCTTTGAATATTTTTGCTTGTTTTTCAGCTTGAGCAGCAGGATCAAATGCGAATCCTAAAGTATCATCTTCAAGAAGATCAAAGAAGTTTCTTGCTGCTTCATTAAATTCTTCTTTAGCATTTGCAGTATCTTTTTTAGCCTGCTCAGTTTTAGTTGCTTTTGGTTTAGATTCTTTAGCTTTCTTTGATGCTTTAGTAGGTTCCTCAACAGCACCACCATATTCATTAAATACATCTTCAGTTGCTACACCACCTATTCCACCAGCAAATGGATCTTCATCTGCACCTAATATTTCATTAGTAGTTTCAACAGGTTCAGTTTTTGCACTGTCATTATTTTGAGGTTGAACTTCAGGTTCAACTTGTGGTTGTTGTTTTCTTTGAGTTAAACCAATATCTTGTCCTTCTGCAGCAGCTATAATAGCTTGATCTGCTTCACTTAATTCTTGAGATGCAATATTAGCTTGAGTAGGTCTAGCTGTTCTCCTTACTTGAGGAGTAGGTTTTTGCTCAACTTCTGGCGCTGCTTGTTGCTCAGTACGCATTGGGCCGGTAGGAGCAGTGACAGGCTTAGAAGGGACAACAGGTTTAGATGCTGTTTGTTGTTCAGTAACCCCTAGTGCACCTTCTGCCGCTTCTTTACTTTCAGCTTTTTTAGTTTGATATAAATCAAACATTTCACTAATAAGAGTATCTCCTTGGTGTTCATGAATATTTCTTAAAGCAGTAAGTCTTAATTTCTTAGATTTCTTATAAGGTTTAGTCTTACCTAGCTCTATTATATTCTCTCTTTCTACTTCCTCAGTAGGAGTAATTCTACCATTATCTATACCATGAAATGAATTTAAGATCTCTCTATTCCTCTCTAGCATTAATTCTGCTAATATACTATCTTCTGTAGCTTTATTAAGACCAGATACGTGTTCGTTCATAGTAACGAACTGCATAGCTGTATCTACATTGTTAATGGTATTAGCATTATTTTTATACCAAGATGGCATACTCTTTAGAATAGATTTCTTCCTAGCATTTAGACGATATTTCATATCTTCTAATTTAGCTAGAGAATATTGATTACCTCTGAACTCAGATTCATTTTTACTTTCGTTCAATTGATTTATTGCTGTATCAATTTCAGTAATCATATTATTCATGATATTCAAATTTCTTTGTCTATCATAAATCTCTCTTAGTTCATCCTTAGATATAATTTCATCTTGAGTAGTAGCATTAACATTAATCTGTCTATAAGCGCTGTCTATAGCAGTTGTTAGGCTTTCCTCTGATATAGGGTCATTTACAAAATTATTCTTAGCATTTTCTAATTCCTGCCTTTTTACTCTGGCATTTTGAATAGAAGAAGTATACTCTTTTTCTGCTTGCATTGCAAGACCAACAAGTGTACCATATTCTTCTGTATCTTCCTCAATGTCCATAGTTTTAGCTAAGGATTTCATTTGTTTACTCTTAGCTAAAGAAAAAGCTCTAGATGCAAATTTAGCTTCTTCTAATGCATCTTCTCTGTTAAACCCTTCTGGTAAGTTCTCTGTTTTACCATCAGCCAACATACTCCAAGCATTTACAATCTCAGCTTCATGTCCTTTTAGTCTACCACTAGCATAAGTTATTGCTTTTTCCATCTCCTCCTTAGAGTTAATTTCATTTGCAGCTAACTCATTTACTCTATCCATACCTTGTGTCTCTTTTACTAGAGAATAAGTACCTCTAGCATTAACAGCACCTTGAATAGGAGATAATATGCTTGCAGCAGCTCCTAATTTAACATTATTCCAATATTCTGTATCATTTTCATATAATGGATTTTGATAACCAAATGGACTTCCTAATATGTTAGCTACAGTAGTAGCTTTTTCTTTGTATGCTCCTACTAAGGATGATGCCAATCCTTCTAGGTCTAAATCAGAACTATCAAAATCTCCACGCTTATATGCTTGACCTGTAGTATACTGTGATCCTTCTTCAATTGCTTCATTAAATGCAGTTGCAGCATTACGTAGTGCTAAATCTGTTCCAACATATGCTGCTTTTGCAGCTCTATTAGCCCATTTTTTTGTTGCAACATCAATTGCATTTCTACCTAATACATATTTGGACATTTTCTTTTTAGCTTGACTAGCAGCTAACTCACCTAACCCTTCAACAGGGTTCATTCCGAATGCAACTGTATTAAGACCTTTGCCAATCCAACCATCTGCAATTTTTCCAAAGTATGGAACCATAAGAGCATCCTCAGCTAGGTTACTAGCCCAAGTGATGGCCATATTTTGAGCAAAATCTCTATCTAAACCTTGTCTAGCTTGAGATATAGCTTCATTTAAAGATTGATCTTCTACTTGTACTTGACCATCAAGAATTTTTTCAAACAGTTTATCGTCAGTAAGTTTACTGAACTCTTCTGGTAAATCTTGTGATCTAGCTGCATTAACTACATTCTGTACAGAACTACCACTTTGGCTTAATATGTTAGATACTCTATCTCTATAGTCATCTGATACATTAGCATTAGCTTCATTCTCAGCTTGCTTATAATTAGAATATATCATCATAGCAGCATTACCAAGATCTAAAGCAATACTTAATGCTCCTGCTGCTGCACCAATAGCCCCACCAGCAAGAGTACCAGCTCCGGGAGCTACACTACCAGCAGCAGCTCCAGTTAATGCCATAGTACCTGCCTTCAACAGACTCTTAGTCATTACACTTTTTAATGCTGTAGTAGCATATGGGGCTATTTGCCACATCCAAGCAGAAGAAGAAGAACCTACAGCAGATGGTACAGAATATATCCATTTACTTGGTTCTGTCCATTTGAATTCGCTATTCTCTTCCATAGCTCTCTGAAAGCGTTCGTCTACTTTATATCTAGCAATATCAGCTTCATCTGTAGCTATATCATCATATAATTCTTGAGCTCTATCTTTATATGATTGTAATTGCTGTTCTTGCTGTGCACGTATCTCTTGAGCATTACTTAAGTCGGGTGATACTCCTAATGCATTTAACCCTTCTTTTGTCTGATTTAATTCGTTTTCAACTTCTTGTAATCGAATTGCTATTGCGTCTGCTTCATTACTATCCTGAGTAGTAGATAATTGATTAAGAAGAGAATTCTTCTCAGACATTAAATTGTCATATGCAGAAAATAGATTAAGATTGCTATTAAATCTGTCTATATTTGGTAATACTTCCCTACGTAATACACCTCTAGTATTTGACAACTGTGCTTCGTTCATATCACGAAGCATTGCCTTTGCAGAATTAAATATTAATTCTGTAGTACTAAGATCATTAGAACTTTCATCTAGAGTGCTTTCTGTATCTAAATCTTTATTATAACTATCTTTGTTATAACCAGCTAAGTCCCTAAGCACCAAAGTAGGATCTACTGTAGATCCTACTCCAATACTTGAAGCATTAGAACCATCTAGATATCTTTCGTAATTTTGTTTACGAAGTCTAGTGGCTAATGATATATCTTGTATATTATTTTTACTGTCCATAGATTAATTCTTCATTATCTCCTCTGTAAGCAGCATTTAATTTAGAACCCATTTTAGTATATTGGAATTCTTCTAAGTTAGCTCTTTCCCTAGTTTGCTGATTAGTAAGTACTTGACGCATAACAGGAACCTCTACATAAATACCATCATACTGAATAGCTGCAGCATACTGAGGATCTGATAACCATCCACTACTTTGTATCTCTCTGTATGCAGCATTTTTATCACTACCAAATTTGATATTAGGTTTCTTAACAATGTCTCCAGAAGGACTAGGTAATCTACCATTTAATGTTGATAAGAACTTATTAAAGTCTTCATTTTTAATTAGCTTTTCAGGGTCAGTTTCTCCAAAGTCGTAGCCATTATCAATGAAGTATTGTACTGGAACATATGCTTTATATTCTTGAGTAAATTGCTCATCACCGGGAATACCATTTTCAATAAGTACTTTATTAGTAGGTGTAACTCCCACATTAGGAATATTACCAGCAATAAGGTCTCTTTCAAATTTAACTCGATTTGGGTTCCAGTTAGCTTCATTAACGCTTAAACCAAACTTAGAGTTGATATATTGTTCAGGTGTCATCATTCCATAAACGCTATTACCAGAATAAATTGGAGCACCTGCTAATCCTCTGACCATAGAAGATTTATCAAGCATAGCATCATTAATAAAGTTCGCTTGTGAACCAATATCTGTAGATAGTCTTGACACAATACCATATGCACTCTTATTTCTATTTAAAGGTAATTGAGTACCATTCTCATCTACTCTGTTAATATAGATATCTCTATATTTACTATCAGGAGCAAATGTCTTTTGGATTCTATCAAATTGTGAATTATAAGTCAATTTGCCTCCTCTTTCAGATGTTTGAGGTCCATACGGTCTATTCATAAGTGTAGCAGCAAGCTTTGTAGTAAATTGTACTGGAGAACCTTGAGCGTTCTCTGCAGCTTTCAACTGTCTACGATATGCTTGCTCAGCAGCCATCTTAGCATACTGATTAAGCTCTCTTGTTGGTCTAATGGTTCTATCAATATTAGAATCAATAATTTGTTGCCTAAACCAAGATTGAGCCTCTTCATCTGTAGCCCCAGTTCTTTGTTTAAATAACTGCATATGCTTTTGTGCTTCTGGAGTACTAACAATATCATTAAAATGAGCATCTGCTACAGCTTGAATATCTTCCATTGAATTTCCAAAGTAGTCATAACCACCTTTAGTGTATAGATATCCTCTTTGCAATTTAGCATAATATGGATCGGATAACTCTCTAACATCCTTATATGCTAAAGGAGATACATCATTATAAATTCCAGAAGTAAGTGTATCGTAGTTAGCAAAATCAACTCCATGCCACATTTCATTAAACTTACCAGCAGCTGCTAACTTCTGATTCATTTCCATTCTTTGTAGCATACCCTCTCTACTTTGCTTTAAAGTAGCTAATTTATATCTATCTACATTGTTGATTAAAGAATTAATCTGAGCTCTACCTTCTGGAGTTTTAAGCGAATCAATATTTTGTGCTAATTTATCAATAATAGGTTTAGCTTTACCCATTGTCTCATCGTACCAAGCCTTAGTATCTTTTTCTGATGGTGATCTAAAATCAGACCATTTATCCAGAGCACCAGATAAATCTGCAATAGCTTTATCTACTCTAGCATTTGCTTCTTTACCTAGAGTATATAATTGCTGGAATGGTAGAGGAACATATGTATTTATGAACTGCGCTTCTGCAGGACGATCATATCTATTTACCATAATTATCTTTTATAATATTGTCTATTCATCTGTTGAATCAACTCTGTAGGATTACCATATGCTAAGAAATTAGCTAGATATGGATAAATCATATTATCTCTTGCTGCTTGATTCTTCATCTGTCTGTTTACTTGAGACCATTGTCCTAATTGACTAACAGCAGCAGTACCAAAGCTTCTAGCAGCTGCTCTATTTTTAGCATTTAAATCATTTGCAAGAGTTCTACTTTGAACAAATTGCTGACCTAAGTTATTTAAGGTATTAGCATATTCACCCAAGTAAGCATTATCTGCATTTTGTTTAGTAGCATACATATTAGCATTAGCAGCATACTCATCAACAGCAGCTTGAGTTCTTGCTGCTAAATTAGCACCAGTGTTAGCATTAATATTTGCTAAGTTATAATTTGAAATAGCCCTTGATCTACTGTTGGCTAATCTTGCAGGTTCTATATTCATTCTACGTCTAGCCATAGTATTAGTAATAGCACCTGTGTAAGGATTTAAAACAGTTTGTTCATACTCTGGATTACGTAAAGATTGTAAAGCATTATATACGGTAGGAGCTAATGACAACCAGTCTGGAGAATAATCAATAACCCCAGCTTTATCTTTTGGACTCTTTTTATTACCTACCGTATTTGATATAGGAGATAAATCCGGTTTTGCTGCAATTGGTTTCTTAGGTGTTTCTAAAGATTGAGTATAAGCATCATTGAAACCAATAACTGGTTCTTCAATATCAAGCATTGGAGCATCTACAAAGTTATAATTAGGAACCGTTTTAGTTGAGCTTGTACTTGGAGTTTTTGTAGTACTTTTACTTGGTACACTTTTAGTTGTATTTACTGCAGGAGTAGGCGATACAGGTTTAGTTGGTACAACAGGTGTATCAACAGAAATTGGTTCATCATTAGCATATGTAACTGCATCAATACCATCACCTGTCATAGGAGCATAAAATGCAGGAGCACTACCATATGTTTGAATTATCCGCTTATTTGGATCTAGTTTTATTTTCTTATTGTTAGGATTATAAACATAATTTACATACAAACTGTTTGCAGCTGTGTTAAGAAGAAACGTAGGAAGACCACCCAGAAGAGAACCAAAATCAATGGGAATATAAAATGGAGTTTTATTACTGGGTTTTCCATCTTCATAAGCTGGAATACCTTTCTTTTTAGGTTTAATTCCTTTTTTAGCTTTTACTTCCTCCTGTTCTGATAATAGATTATCATATGCAAAGTTAGCATTCCGTTTGTTTAACATATTTGTATTATCAGCAAATATATCTTTACCTTTACTTGGCTTCGTCATTCTAGTAAGTTTTTTACCTTCTTGTGCAAAAGTTTTATTTGTTCCCGGTCTTTTAATTTTGTCAGATAATACTGACTCTAAATTAGACGCATCAATTAAATGATTATCTGTACCGGGTCTATTATTAGGAATTTGCATAATAGTTCCATCGTCCCCTCTGATAACCTCATTATTGTCTACATAGGCTAAATCAGGAAGTATACCACCATTCTCATAAGTATATGCTAACACATTATCATCCCAATACTCTGCTGTTCGGTTTGCTGCAGTATTCATACCCAATTGAGTTTTATTCATAGTTTCCTTTCTACGCCTCATTTGTTCCATTTGTTTCTTGCGTTTTCTAGCGCCAATCCAACCAAAAGCTGTTCCTAGCACTCCACCTGCAGCAGCCCCAATTGGTCCTCCAATACTAAAACCTGCCCCAGCTAAAGAAGCAGCACTACCTAATGTACTACCTATAGCATCACCTGTAGAACCTTCTCCTGATAAACCAGAAATGGCAGAGCCAAGAACATTAGCCCCACCAAGGTAATTAGGTAGTTGATCCATGCCAAATGCATATGCTGGTACGTTTTTCTTATTAATTTTCTTTTTCATATTATATCATTGAGTATCTATAAGCTGTACTAATATAAGGTACTTTAAATTCATTACCACCATTACAATCATACTTATAATTACAGATGAGATATTTTCCCTTCATTCTGTCCTTATAAGACTTATTAGCTAGCTGTTCTACTTCATTTAGCTTTAATGCATTACGAGGAATTGCAAATTTATAAGTATCCTCTCTGTAATCAATATCTTCACTAGTTAATGTTTCACTAGTCTGTCTTTTTGTAGTAAATAGGATCAAATCAAAATTAGTATCTGTAGTAAAATCACCACCATATTCAACATTATCAAATGTTTTAGTTTGTGGGTACTCCGCATTTACTACAAATTCTATTTCAGATACCTTTGCTTTGTCAGAATCTAAATTAGCTTGTTCACCACCATTATACTTAAATAGTTTTAATGACTTAAACAAATATAGTTTATCACTAAATTCTGCATAATAGTCTGGATTGTAGTTATAGAATGAAGTAAATGCTCCTAATTGTTCATTAAAAGCTAAAGTTTTATCTCCTAGAGTAAACAGAACCTCATTATATTTCTTATCATAAACTGCAATAGGATCTTTTTTAAATAAGTCTTTATTCTTATTCAAATAAGATTGAACTCCTTTTAATTTAGATACTGTTTGTAACTGACCATTAAAACCACATATCTCATTACGTTTACTATCATACCAGTACACAGTGCTATCTGATTGAGTATTTGCTCTTAACTGGTTTGGACTTTCACCATTCATTGTAGTAAAGTAGTCATATCTGTCTAGTATACCACCAGTACCTAGAGTAAGAGCACCTGGATTATTATCAGTTATAATAGAACGTTCATTCACTGCAACTGTGCCAAAAGCGTCGGTTTGCCAGAATACTAGATTGTTTTTAAACAGCTTCATATCATTAATTGGACCAAATTTAGTATCCACATCAATATAGTTAGCTACTTTAAATTTCGTCCATGAATCAGTAACTTCATTATTTGTCTTTAGTTCTGAAGATATGATACGAGTATCTGTTGATAGATTATCTATGTTATAAATAGATTTAGATACAAACTTCTTTGCATTAGGTTGAGCAGAATAGGCATCATTGTATGCATATGATGGAGTATTCTGAGTGTATAAATCACCAACAGTAATTATATCATCCTCTACAAAATGATTAGCATATCCATCACCAGCTTGATAAGTTCTATTTATAGATGAATCAGCATGAGTTAATGCTAGGTTTACACTTGATTCACATGGTATAAAAGCACCCAAGAATAATCTGTTTGCTTTATTGTTATAATAATCATCTGTATTATAACTAAACATACAGTTATTATAATCAAATATGTTTAGATAAGTATCTCCACCATAACATAGTACTGTGGAAATACTAGATTCAGCACTAGCTCCTGTAGTAATATACACGGAATTCTGTACAGCAGAGTAAGAATTACCACCATATGCATTTACACTTTGCTTCATGTTACACAAAGCAACTGAATTAACATATCTGTAACTAGAAGTACTTACTGCTAATGGTATGTTAGCAATCATGTTGTCACTCTTAAATATAGAACATATTCCATGAGGACCATATTTTCTAACATTGTTTGCATCAGTCTTATCTACTTCACCATCTCCTGCGGTTCTAATATTATCCCATACCCAGTTATAATATACTTTATCACCAATAGTAATTGCTTCGGCATTATACCAAGGTTGATCACCATTTGTTAACCAAGGACTGCTTGGCCCTGCATATTTTGCACTTTCTACTGCAGCAGATTGAACACCATTTTCAACATATAAACCATAGTATTTAGCAAGTAATGCTGAATAGAAATCATCATTGTTTATTACTATTGCTCCATTAGCAACATAACCATTACTAGACTGACCTCCTAATGTTTTGGTTGGTTTTATTGTAGTACCATCATACTTTATAGATTTAGCATTTGCTAATACTTTTAGAGATCCATCTGTAATACCCCAGTCACCATCCGCAGTAATAGGAGATGTCATAATCCCTACCTTTTCAACTGTTTGAAACTTATCAATTAATGCATCTGCATTTTCTCTGTTAATTGCTATCTCTGGAGATACAAACATGAAATAATTGTTAGATTGTGTATCTGACAAGTTAAAGGTATATTGGAAATCTCCATTGTTGTGAGTCTTTGCATAGTAACCATGCTTGTTTGAATAAGCTAGATATGGGAATGGTGTTAAGATGTTAGAATCTCTATCATAATTTGTAATGCAACTTACTACTCCTTGAGCTAATATAGTTCTATCAGATAGAGTTCTTTCGCATCTAACTATTTCATATCTTACCACATCTGATGGTAAATTCTTTACTTCAAATTCAATACCAAGTGGTTTAGTAACAACTGATAAATTAGACCCATAATCACTAGCTTCATTAGAAGTAAAAAACTTATAACCTGTATCTTTATTAGATGGCATTCTTATGTCACCTATCCAATGTACTGGTGATGCTAAACCTTGCTTATTATACAATACTATACCAAATCTATAAATCTCATCCCTCATATATCCTTTTACTTTGGACTCTATTTCGGCATTAGAATAGTTTGGTATTTTGTTACCAGATGATAAACTTATTGTATTTGATTTATCATTACCTTCATAGTTAATACCTAAACTGGTAAGTGATCTTGAAGAAGCATTGAATGTAAATTCTTCGTTTATCATTCCTCTAGATGTAGTAGATGCATCTTCTAGTAAATCTGTAGTAATGAATCTATAAGAAATATTCTTACCTTTACCACCTTGTATGTATCCTCCTGTTGGAGAAGTAGTATACTTGTATGCACTACCATCTACATTAAATGGGCATATACAATCGTGGTCTTTAGGTATGTTTGTAGTAGTTAATGCTGATAGGGCAAAGTTTAATGAAGAACCAGAATTAGATAGTAATAGTACATTACCAGAAGAATTAGCTCTAAATGCTCTGGCATCATATTCTACATCCCATGTTTCCTCAGTAAGATTAGCGGCGAATAATCTATTGTCTTTAGATTCTATTACTTCAGGTACAAATGTGTAATTAGCTAATGAATTAAATTCATCAATACTTAATTCTGATACTAAACTACCGCCTTTATCTTCATAATTTATTACAGAACCAGTTCCAATAACTATATCATCTACTATAGATATTACAGGTACTTCATTCTTTGCCTTGTAGAATAAAGAGATTATTCTAAGTCTATCAAATCCAGTACTATTATTTCTTACTTGCAACTTTATAGACTTACCAGTATTCTGTCCTTTAGAACTTCCTTTTACAGCATTGTAATTAGTTTTTTGGTCTCCATCACTCAAATGATAAAGAGGAGTAAGTGGAGATATTGCAGACTCTGTACCTCTCACTTTAAACAATTGATAACAATATTGTATCATTCCAGATTCTAAACTACCTGTCCCAAATCCATTAAATTCAAATGGTGCTAATGTAGCTTTTGGTAACATTACTATAGAATCCGAAGTAATAGATGAATTACCGGATATGTGATCATCATCTACGTTGATTACTTTAATTTGAGCATGTCCATCTGCCCAATACACTTTTACATTGTTGCTTGCCTCCCATCTACATACACTGCTAATTGCAGCTACATTACTAGATGATACTTCTATATCTAAAGGTCTATTAGTTACTACTTTTGTTACAATTGGTTCTTCTTGTGATCTAGAAAAATCAATTCTATAGACATTGTTGTTATTTGTACCATTAATCTTAGTAAAAACAATCGCCCAATCTCTTACTGTGGCAATGTGTATAATAGTTTCACCAGACAAATTTGAAGAAGGTCTACACGCTAAGAACCCTTCTATATTCTGCATTGCTGCAAAAGAAGATCCTTCATTTGTTAATATACGAATATTCTCTGCATATATGTATTGATTATCCTTTAACACAGAATAATCTACATCCATATTAAGACCACCAGAGAATGTATTTGTTTGTCTTCTTGTATTCATATTTAGTTAGCATTATAAATATGTTGTCTGGAACCAGTATGACTGTAAAATGAATTATGATCTAATAGTTCTGTATGTATTTTATTCCATGTATTTTTAATAGACTCTAATTCATCTTCATTAGGTAGCATAGCTTCTGCATATGCTTGTTTACAGTAAAAATTCCAAGAATTACGCATATCATAATATATACGTTGATTCATTTCTCCTCTTATATACTTTTGGAATCCTATCTTTTGTGCAATATACCAATAAATTGCTTCCATGTATGAAGCACTATCTGGAATCAATGGGTACCCATCTTCATCAGTAGGTATAGCACTGTATGATAATTTTAGATATCCACATGGTGCATTTGTCATTATATAACCAGGCTTAATACTATATTGCAAATCCCAATTAGGATTGGTACTTGTATTACCTCTCATATAATCTAGGTTAATAGTATGCTTATTTATTAAGTTCCTAAGTATTGTCTTCATGTTTTTATTAGTATTTAGCATTTCTAGTGCTTCGGTTTTATCAATATTACCGTATAGATCTACAACTAGATTTACTAATACTTCATCCTTAACCCACATTTCGGGTTTTTCACAATCACAGCATTCATCACAACCCCAAGCAGCAAATGAACCTGTAGCTTTCCTCATAGGAAACCAAGGCCCATCACAATTAAAAGAATATGCAACTTGGTGTAGTTTATGTAGGTTACAAGGTAACTGTGCTTGATGGCAGTGTATTTTGATAATTGGAGCCCCTTCTACACCTGAAACAATGTGTTCAAACTGTTGTACTGCACCAATTTTTTCAATAGCCTCAGCTGCCCACTCTCTAAAATCTGAGATTTTAATTTCATCTTCCTCTAACCCTAGATCTGCTATTACTTTGGCTATCGCAGTTTTGATTGATGTTAATTTTGTTATCATAAAATTTACAGTTCTAAGTAATCTCTTTCCTTATTTTTAATAATTTGGGCTAGCCGCCTCTTATTATCTCTAGTCATTACTAATTGATACATAGTCTTATTTGATGTAAGCATATTATGCTTATTCCAATAAAATCTATATTTATAGAAGTTTGAATGTTCATTTAAGTGATATACCATTTTACCTAGCTTCTTTGATTCAGCATAATCTATTCTAAGGCTCTTTCCAGAATACTCTTTAGGCTTATGTTTGATTACACTTAATGTACCTAATCTACATGGTAACTTTATTTCTTTACCATTCTCTATTAGTTCATCTCTCAAGTATTTAAAGTAATCATTAATTACTCCTCTAAACGTTTTATAGTCTACTTGATATAATGGATTATCTTCTATGTAATCACAGTAGCTAGTATAAAAATCTTTTCCGGTATATGACTTAGTTTCCATTCATTATTGTTTTACATCGTTAGTACTATTATTTGTATTATCAGTAGGTACAGTTAACATTATATTTAGTTCTTTGCTAAATATTAAGTTCTTCAAAGTAGGAATCATGTTAGCAGGGATAGGATATGGACCATCATAATCATAACAATCTGCTGCTTTTGTAGGGTCTTCCAATATGCCTTCTATTTCTACATACTCTAGAAAACCAGGCCCATTTAAATATAAATGGTTATTCTTTAAGAAAGCAATATAATCATTACATGTGTATTTTCTACTTGTCTGATATTTAGCTTTTGTTTCATTACCAACCTGAATCAGATTACCATGCATATCTTTAACTGCTACTAGACCAGTGCCAAAATGCAAATCTATAAATTTAGGTAATTCCTCATCTGATATATAATGAAAACCATTAGGTACTCCACATGTACTTACTTTGGATATATGCAATGGTCCTAATGTCTGTATATAGCTAGGATTAATATCTCGACCTTTATCTAAATCTTGCTTAATTAAATAGGCCCTATATTGATGAATCCACTGTTCTACCTGTATACGTGATAGATTCTCACTTTCACTAAGATTTGAATCCCTATAAGTTAAAAATATATCATCTATAATTGTATTTAGTGAATTAAATATCATTTAATCTATCCTCCATTATTTTTTTAATTGTTTTACCTAGAATTTTCATTTCATCAAATGAGAAATTATTATTTCTAGCACAGTTACAAATATAGCAGCATGGTACTACATTATCATAAGTATGACCTTTGGAATTATCTATTCTATCACACCCTAGTTTTTCTTTGCTTCCGCAGTATATACATTGAGATTTAAGAATATTTTTTACAAACCAGTCTCTATCTAAATTAAATTCTCTATCAGCTTTCCAATCTTTTAGTTTGTATGCAGATAGTAATTTAGAAGCTCTTGTATACAAATTGTATTCTCTAGGCTTTCCTTTAGATTTGTATTTCTTTCCAAACAAGATTTCTTCAATTGTGTAATTCTTATTCTTTAAATATCTTATTAACAAACCATTATAAGACATTCCGTATTCTTCTGACCACTCACGCAAAGTTTTAGTTTCTCCATTGTAAGTAAGTCTTATTGTGTGTGTATTTGTTTGTGCAAGTTCTAAGTTAGTTACCCATTCAAAGTTATCCGGTCCAAACGGTTTATTTTTATCTTTCCTACTCAATCTGAGACCTTTTTTATAACTTTTATGCACATCTTCATAGAAGACAGGAAATTTTCTCCAGTCATTAACAACTCCTGCTTTCCTTCCTTTCTCTGTATAGAGAATAGCTCTCCAAGAATTAAAAAGATATGGGTTATTTTCTCTTAGTTCTTTACAGCTTTCCATGAGTTATTTATAGTTATTGTGATTTTTTCTTTATTGTTGTTTGCTTCTTCTAGTAATGCAAACAATTTATTAAATGTTTTCCTAGAATTAGAAATCCAATTTGTGTCTTTGCCATTCCATTCACCAACCCCAATACATCCTTCACTCTCTTCAGCTTTATTTAAACTATGAATGCGTATGCCAGTGAAATTAGGTACGTTAAGGATTTCCGGCAATATTTTCTTAAACCTTGGTGAATACGATAATACCATTTCGTATGCACCTTCAGGTATTGCAGTTTTACCATAAACTTTTTCTCCTTCTGGTCTTACTCTATCTTCGAGGGTATCACACAAATGTTTATCATTGACTAGTAGCTCTCCAATAGTTGCAGAGCTACCAAGAAAGATTCTATTTAATGTTAATTCCATTACGCAGCTGGTGTTTCTAATGCAGCAACTCTAGCCTCTAAAGCTTCATAATCACCTTCCAGAGTAGTCAATCTAAGACTCAAAGCTGAAATTAATTCTCTTACTTCATCGTCATTATAGTTTTGAAGACTAGCAAGTTTATTTTTTTCTTGTGTAGTATAGTCTTCAGTAGACAATCCTTTACCTTCAACTTTATCTTCTTTGTTTTGTTCTAAATCCGCTACCTGTTGCTTTATCTGAGAGATGTCTTCAGTAGCTTTATTATTGACTAAAACCCATTTAGTACCATTAAAATACTTTAAATCCCCACCATTTGGATTAGATGATAGATCTGCCCAATATTTAACAGATGCAGGATTGGGTTGAATTGTACTAGCTAGAATGTCGTATTTATTATTATAAAGTGTACTCATATTGTTTTAAAATAAAAAAGGTTGACTAAATAGCCAACCTTTGTGTTTTAGATTTCATTTTCTTTTTCCTCAGTAGGAGGATCGATATTATTTTCTTCCGGACGAACAGTAGAAATATTTTGTAAAAGTTGTTTAAGCTCTTTCACTTCAGCTCTCAATTCATCAAGTTCTTTGAAATCTTTTGTCACATTGGTTGTTATGTCCGAATTTACATTAAGTATTTTTAAGATGTCTTCACATCTCCTCATCTCTTCATCAATCTTACTTAAGCTCTCTTTCTTGATTCTACAATCCTCTAGAGATTGTCTAACCATATTAATAATTTGTGATTTTTCTGTGGCTATAGTAAGACCAATGGATGAATCGGTCATCATTGTTTTATCTTCAGATACTGACAGTTTTCTTTGTTCACCATCACACGAAATCACTAGATCCACGAGCTTACGCCTATTTTGCATAGGCATCGGAAATTGTGTCGGTGGCATTGGTTCGTCATAGGGTTTTGATACACTGACTACCGTTCCTAAACTGTACGTTGTGTTCTTTTTAAAAGTACCTGTTATTTCGTACGTGTATTCTAGTACCCGACGTTAACTGAGAGAATGTCATATCTTTATAAATTTAAAGAATATGGGCAACTCTCATAGCTGCCCATATATCTTGATTAATATTTAGGCAGCTGGTGCAGGAGTATAATTCATCAACTGTATTACATTGTCACATTTATTAAAATATGCGATGTATCTGTTCCCAGCACTAACTTGTGAACCAGTAATTGGCTCACTTGAAGCATTTACTAAAGGTATATTGCGAGTATTTGAAGCAGTACTTACAGAACCAGAAACCGAGATAAATACAGGTAGACTAGCTCCTGAAGCTTCTGCTGTGTGTCTAACTTCCAAAACAATTACACCTTCTTTGGGTAATCTACACCATACTTTAGGACAGATACCTAATACTACATTTTCAGTGGATTCGCCTATTGCTATAGTTTTTACTTTAGGTATTACTAGATCTAAAATATTTACGGTGTTATTTCTACCAAATGGATTAAATACGAAAGGATACATAATCGCCTCCTTTCTTATTAAGCGCAACAGCTATCACCGTATCCATAAGGATAACCGTAACCGTATCCATTCAACCCACCATTACATCCATAAGGATTACATGTTAAGTAAGCAGGAACTGGACAAGGTCTAATTTGACTTACAATGTTTGCAGTTTGTGCTTGTTGAGATGCAGATAATTGAAGAGCAGCTTTGTCTTCACGTAATGAATCGATCTTATTCTGCATTTCTCTCATCTCTAATTGACAGAACTTGTCATTGATAATCTGAGTCTGAGCATCTATCTTAGCACCAAGAATGTTAAATCTTGTAGCGTTTTCACTAGACAAGGTATTGAAACCTGAAGTAATAGCGTTCTGCAAAGTATTAGTTTGCTGACAGATAGACAATCTGTTATCAGCATTCATCTGAGTTAAGTTCAAATTAACTGAATCAATTGAACGTTGAGTTGTGCAGCAACAGTCACTAATAGCTTTGATAACATTACAGTCACCTGCGTTAACTGCGTTAATTACTCTCTCTGCAGAGAAACCTACTTCACCACCAACTTTACCAATTGCATTCTGGATAGAGCACAAAGCGTTGTCAATTGACTTAACATCACAGTTCAGGTTAGTAGATAATGTATTGATTGCATCTTTATTACCATTGATGGCTTGCATTAACAAGTCAGTATTGTTATTTACATTACCCATAGCGGCTAATCTTGCAAAATCAGAGTTTGTTTCTGCTTGGTTTCCACGACCGAAGCCGTTTCCACCCCATCCGCCCCACATCCAGAAGAGCACGATGATGAAGATCCACCACCAACTACCGTTACCGCCAAAGCCACCATTATTCATCATGGCCATTAAAGCAGCAGGGTCAAAACCTTTATTAGCATTCTGCATTAACGCAGCGATACCAGCATCAATACCACCACGGTCTTGTACAATAATTCTTTCGTTTTCTAACATAACTTTAATTTTATTTTAATTGATTTAAATTTACTTTTGATAATTAGAAATATCTAACAGATGTGTTACGAGTCTCTCTTGTATTACGCAAGCCACGATCACGCATTTCTCTTTCACGTTCCATACGTTCACGATCATCTTCTCTGTAACGTTTACTATCACGATCTAATTCTTCTCTATCATATCTAGAGTAAGGATATTGATAGCTTCTAGCCTCATAGTCATACCCTCTTTCTCTACCCATACGATGTTCATACTCTGGACTGTAATAACTGTTACGATTACCGTGCATACGTTCATATGCTTTATAATCGTTTTCATCATCGTCACACATTAGATAAACATAATAGTGCCACATCTTACCTTCGTCAATGTCTTTGTCACATAGCCAAGCTTTTGCCAATTCTGCGAAGTGTTTGGTATTTGCGCTGCCAGTCATAGCAACGACTGCTTTGTAATAATCTGAATAGATCATATTCATGGCAACATACCAATCCCATTTGTTATGTTTTTCAGATTTTAAATTTATGCCCATTTGATTGGCAACGGACGTTGTCTCTTCAACCGTCCAATGAGGACCTTTTGTACCATCCTCATTCTCCATACCCTCTACAGCGTAGCGAGCATGTTCCTCATCAAAGTGAGGGCCATTAATAGCTTCATACATATTTGCAGCCAATTCTGACTTTAAAATAGTGAAACCTTTCTCCAATAAGCTACCCTCATGCTTCTCTAAAGCAGTAGATAATTTATCTATAGCCTCTGATGGAGATTGATGGCGTTTGATTTGTTCTAATATTTTGTTCAAATGCATAGTTTCAATTTATTTATTGATTAATACTAAATTGAAATATTTTGCAATTATTTTGATATTTTGATAACCCTTGTATCTGTTACTTGTATTAAAGGGTTTGAATTAACTATTTGATAATGAGGAATTATATCCTTCTTAAAATTTAAAGTAAATAAGCGTCTAAAGAAACCTTTTTTACGCCATACTTTCTCTTCATATATAAATAGATCTTGACGATTCTTTATATCCAGCACATGTGTGATCATGCTGTCTATTCTTTCTATTTTGATAGTTGTCAATTGATTTGGCTTTAACTCTACTGTAAAATTCCTGTCTACTGGAATCTCTTGAGTTATTGTATCAGAAATAATAGTTTCTACTGATGCGACTTCCTTTAATTTCTTATCTTTTATTTTAAGTTCTTTAGATTGTTTTCTTAGTTCTTGCACTAAACTATCTTCAGAATGCTTGAAGTCATCTACAGTTAATTGTAATACTTTGTTTTGTTTATCCATTCCTGAGAGAGCACTCTCATAGTAATGTAAATTCACAGAAGCTCTAGCTAACGCATTATCTAGATTATCTACTTTCTTATTTAATCTGTAATTATCAAAACCTAAAACTGCTATCAATAGTACAGCACCTAATTTTATGTAATGTATAAAATTCACTATTTAATCTTTTTAACCAATTTTCTTATCTTAGGTAAATCTTCTCTATCTATAGTAATATCAAGATATTTTTCACCTTTTTTACGTATAAACTTATTTAGAAGTTTCCAAGGTCCATCTGGATATAATGTAGCTAAGTTTTCTATGACCGACCATAGTTCTACTCCAGCAATAAGTCCTGCAAAGAATTCTACTAGATGAGCATCTATAGATACTAATATACTAGCATCTATTTGATTTGCAAACCATATAATAGCACCACACCAACCAAATTTGCGTAAGGTTTTCCATAGTCTTCTTGATTCAAACTTTTTTTGATTTTTAAATGCTATCTTACCACCTAAATACGCATCTACTAATATTATTAATAATAAGATAAATAGAACTGTCCATAAGGGTGTAAAACTACCTGCCACCCAACTAAATGCTCCCGTTAATAAGCAAGAGATAAATTTGGCTGGGCCATCATTAAATAGTTCTTTAAAGTAGTTCATACTAGATACTCCTTGGGACAATAAAAAATATTGATGAATTTTATTTAACATAATAGATTGATATGAAAGGAAAACAAAAACGCTAACCAAATTTTACTTTAGTTAGCGTTTGGTATTTTTTGATATGAGAATTGACGCTATAACGTCTTTAGTCATCAAAAGTTCTTCTATATAAATTGACACTATCCTAAGTAATAGCGGTTATTTGTCCACTATTTAATTCCTCTTGTATTTGTTCATAAGCAACAAAATCTGAATCTACTTGCTCTTTTAATTGCTTTCTCTTTTGTAGGAAATCTTTATATATATCTATATAACTTTCATCTAATATTCCCAATAAGGCAGCATTGTAGTCATTCAATTTCTTTGCTTCAACATCTGTACCCCATAGTTCATTAATACATGTTTCTAATATCTTATTAGCAGTTAATGTAGGCCATACAATTACTTCATAATAAGAATAACCAATATATTCATCTCTTTGTTCTGTTTGTATATCCCATCTATATAGATAATATCCACAATTATCTTTTTCTATTGTACTGGGTATTTTATCACTATATGTTCTATTCATATTATTCTGTAGTTATTTCAGTTGATTTATATTTTGGGAAAAAGCAAAGGCGTGAACTGCTATTACGAGACACATCGGAAGGCGCAAGATTCGCAGCCACACAAGTGAAGACCGCATCCAATACACGGTCCGCATCACCGCCAACCCTCACCATCAGCATGCGGTTAACCGATGTATAGGTGTAGTAGTAGTCGCACCAGTAGGTAGAGGAGCTACCGCCGACCTCCGTGGTCACTATATCGCCATCTTCCCCAAGCAACGTCTTCTTGGCATAACCGTTTGTACGGCAGATATTGCCCTTCTTGTCATAGCCGGTATAAGAGGTATCGCTGAAATTCGACGGGTCATCGGTAGTCCATAATACGGATAATCCGGCATCGCCCGTGGTGACCTGTATATTGGCCCCGTCAATGCATTTCCACAGGTGTCCAAACGGATTCTCTATGCCACGGTACCTGTTAGCCATCAACGTGGCGTGAGTACCGCCGGAAGCGTTTTTCACCACATATGCCTTCTCTCCCGAGCCGTTCCCGAACTCGTTGGGATAGCCGCATGGAATAAGCGGATTTGTGTTATTGAAGTTAGTCCAATCCGTCATTTGTGTTGGACCGTTTCCTAACCCACCCTGTGAGAATCCATTAGCATCTTTTTGAGCATTAAATGGTTTTTGACTATTTAATGTAGCATATTCTACTGCAAATAACCAGAATAAGGTTTTATGTGCTCCATACGTGTACATTTCCCAACCACTACCACGTTTTCTTGCAGCTTGGCGGAATTGGTCTCGGGTAAGGTTGGTAACAGGGCATCCTAGCAAGGAACGGTAGGTATCATCCCATTCAGCGGTGTTGTCACCACCTCTAAAATTAATTGAATTAGGATCACTTAATTTACTAGCTCCAGCCGCCGAACATAATAAATTATCGGTTCTATACATTCTGGCTTCATATGTTGAGATATAGAACTTATCTACATGTATATACCCAGGTAATGGAATTTCGGACAACATCATCCTAAATTTAGTGCCATTAAAATACAATTTATACCAATGTTCAGGTATCTCTGTCATAACAGCATAATCCAAATAGCTTCCACCCCATGAAAGCTCATTATCCAAATATTCTTTAACTCCACCATCTCTATCCAAAAGACACCTTCTCATCTTACTCTGCACCGGCAACTCCCTATGCAATTGCATATTACCTACTCTAACACCATCAGGACTAGATGATGCAGTATCCCATTCAACACCATATGCGTATCTTTCTTCTAGATCTGGTATATCCTCCCAAGCGGGGGTCCACTCGGTGGAGATGTCTCCATACTCAAGCTTGATCTTGTGGATGGTGGAAATTGATGTGCCAGTTTTAGGAGAACTAAATACAACCATATGTGTATTATCAGCTACTGCATCTCCGATATTAGTAATCCATTTAAAAGTCTTACTGGCCTTCCCATTTACAAAGTCAGTCTTACTGAACTGAGCCATAGAACCTACTGCACCAGTAGAGTTATATATAGTGAACATTTCCTTATCATCACCCAATTCTCCAAAAATAGTCAATGTTACTTGTGTTCCTTTAGATATCTGTTCAGTTAGCCAATAATCAGCCATCTCATACTTGGAATTACTCACCTCCTTCCCCGATCCCAGCAACAGGTTCCTCCCGTACACGGGAAGCTTACGATACTTGCCATCATTCATTAAAGCTTTTGATCCGTCACCTGTAGTATGTATTATTACTTCCTTAACATTAGGATCAGTAGAATTATCTGTAATACTTGCCTGTATAGAAATTCCATCAGTTACCGGAATTAAATAATCATTATTAACCTGAGTTTCCACATCTAAATTCTGACGTATCCACATTTGTATAGAACAATGATTAACCCCCATAGTTTGTTGCGCATAAAACCAAATAGAATTATCACCATTGGTGTTATATCCGCCAAAAAAACTCGATATATACGCACTATTATCTCTAATTGGGAATGTATTAACAAAACCGTTTGGAAGCTTCTCTAGTAATGTATTATAGTCTTCTTGAGATATAGATGGAGTATCGTCGTTTGCCACTTTCATGAAGATGTCAAATACCGTATAATCCGCTAAATCAGCTTTAGTAGCTAATTTATCATCTACATATTTTTTGTTAACATCCACAGTGGGTATGGTGGGTTTATTAGTAAGATCATTGTAACTACCAGATGTAGCAACTGTAGCTAATGTTGGTTTATTTAATATCTGCGCATCACCAGATTCAGCATTCCAATCAGCATTAACATTTACTTCGGCACCAGCAGCAATGCCATTCAACTTTGTCTTATCTGAAGGTAACATCAAACCAGCTAAAGCTGTAGTAGATGCAGGAAGATTCAATTCTATATTTTCTACTACATTGGTTACTAAGTTCCTTTTATCTAGAGTAATAGTAGATCCTGTAGCTGTAGTATTTAATACTGCATTTTCTAATACCTCATTAAGATTGTTAACTTTAGTTTTATCTAGAGTAAGATAATCCTCTGTGCTCAGTCCTTTGCCTTCAACTTTATCTACTTTTGTATCTAATGCTGTATAGATATCAGTAAAGTCAACTTCTGGTATATTTACTACAGTCCAAACACCATTTTGTCTAGCATATTGTTTGTCATCTTTTGGAGCTTCTGTTACGAGTTCTTCACCATGTACATCACTTAAGTATGGTATCTTAACCCATTCCCCATTGTATTTTACTTTGATTACCATAATTAGATATTAAATATTTGTTTGCCAATTGTTTTAGCATTAGTCCTAAGTACTTGGAAATTCTGCCATTCATCAAACCTAGTTATTGGTTGACTACCATTTAATAACTGTTCAACCATATTAGATTTTAATGCTGCTTCCTCATCTGCACTATACTTTGTTCTAATGATTTTACTTACGAACGAATCGTAGGTTGGTTCTTCATTGAATTTTAATTCATAATAGGCATAGCCATGTATATCTTCTGAATTAACTTCTTCAATATCCCATCTAACTGCCCATTCATTCATTCCTAGGTATTCTATTACTTCAGGTATATTATCACCCTGTACTTTCTTTAATTCCATCATCACTTAATAATTTTTGTCTATAATCTTTAAAATTATAAGATCTCGTAAAGCGATACCATAAATTATGACAGTTTCCATATTTACACCATCCCCAATAAGCTGCTAGTGCTGCTAGCCTCTTATTATTACTTTTATAACTTAATTTATGAATAAACTTCTTTTTGATATCTTTCCTGAGTAAAGTATGACCGTGGTAAAATACATAACCAATAAAATCTATACCTCTTACTTCTACAGGAAATATCTGCCAATTACGTTTTACTTTTAATTTCAAGTTATTAGCTAGATATTTTTCAATCTCTTGTAAGCAATATCTTAAGTAATCTTTATCTGGGTGTAATATAACAATATCATCACAATACCTGTAATAATATTTTATTTTTAATACTTGTTTAATCCACCTATCGAACCAAGTCAAATTCAAATTTGCTGCAAATTGAGATATGTAATTTCCAATTGGTAAACCTTTTGGTGTAGAATAAACTACATGATGTAATAATCTTAATAGTTTCTTATCCTTAAATACCTTTTCAAATTGTGAGGATAACACATCTTGATCTATAGAAGGAAAGAACTTTTTAATATCTAATTTTAAACAATATTTTGTGCCTTCTTTATCAGCTTTTAAATCTCTTTTTAATCTTTTTACTCCATAATGAATACCTCTTCCTTTTAAACGGTTGAAGGTATCTGCAGTAAATCTATTAACAAGGTAAGGTTCTATAACATTCATTATAGCATGATGGACTATTCTGTCTGGATAATACGGTAGCCTATATATTTCTCTTTCTTTGTTACCACGATCGGCGATGATTGTATATACGCAGTATTCTGAAGTACGATAAGTATCTTCAATTAATGCCTTTTGTAACCGGACCAGATTTTCATATGGATTCCTGTCAAATTTCTTAACGCCGTATCTTTTAGTTTTACCTAGCCTAGCCTTCTTTTCAGCCCGGACCAGATTTTCATATGATATTATCCTGTTAAATAAATTGCCTATTCTTTTCATAAGCTATTTTGGTGGTAAGACCCGTTCGCACAATACTACTAGGGTCTCTTCAAAGCACCTGTTATCTTTTACCTAGAGGTAAGGCTGATCTAAGTTCAACAAACATTTTTGTAGTTATCTGAAAGTATCTGTTAGTTCCAAAATTTCACTGATATTCGTCTATGAATTCGAGGATGCATTATTAGCATTAGCTATGAAGACTCTGCATTGAGAACCATTATCTGAATTACCTGACTGTTTTTTCAAGTATGAAATAATGTGACAGCAGTCTTACTATAAAGTCATCTCATAGTAATTCTTTTAGATCCCGCCCTTGTTATTAATATTTAATTATCTATATTACTCAGGACTATGCCTGCATTTTCTTAAATGTATCTGAATCAACTACAACGATCTTACCGTAAAAGGCTAATCTTGCACCGACACCCGTCCATGAAAACGAGGAAGCATTACTAGCATAAGCCACGAAGACCCCGCATCGAGAACCATGACCCGAACTACCCGACCGTAGAAAGATTCTATTTCCTGTTGGATTAAACCAACTATAGTCAGAATAGTAAGTAGTTTCAGATCCACCATGTGCTGTAGGAACTACATCACCATATTTGCCTTGAGCTATGGCTTTGGTCCATCCATTATATCCTTCAGTTGCAGCTGGATTAGGTTCATATCCTACAACTCTGATATTAGTAGCACCTGCTGCTTCAAGCTCTGCTACATCCTTATCTGGGAATGAACCTCCGTCATATACAACGTATTTACCTTTTAAAAGGTTTATTCCTTGTACAAACTCCTGTAATAGCAGTCTTCAAGTCCTAAGAAGTTAGTTGAGTAGTATCCCGCATCTTCTAATACCGCTATTTTACCATCTTTATTACCTAAACTTATTGTTCCACCTGTTTTACCATAGTTGTATCTCTTAGTACCACCAGAACAAGGTATTGCTGAATTAGAAGTACTAATATTAGTAGTCTTGTAATAAGCACAGAACATTCTAGCAATAGTTGCATGAGATCTATAATCTACAATACCCCAATTAGAACCATTAACTTTTGCTTGTGAAACAAATGTAGCGATTGTTTGTGAATGTGTAGATTCTATTCCACCGTCACTACATAACCAGTCATAAGACGGATACTTATATGCCTCATATACCCCTATTAATCTTTCGGGTTCCTCTATATAATCATTATCTATTTGTATTTCAGATATGTAAGTTCTCCATATACCAGGACTTCTTTCAATAGTTTTATGATAGTATTTAGGAAAATGAACCATCATATTTTCTTGTTTAATTCCAGTATAAACAATATCTGTACCATCTGGCCATTTCTTGGAATGAGATTCACTACAATAACTAATCAATGCAGCATCATCACCATACGGTTTAGCAATACATCTCTTAAACTTACTTCTTAATGATTCAATTACATTTCTATTACCACCTGTTGCACATGTTGTGGATGAATTGTTTTCATCATTTTCATACCAGTATGCTAGAGTATCTTCTAGATTAGAAGTAGTTACAATTTTACCTACATTTACATATACAATATTCTCAGGAACAGTAGTTTGAACAGAATTTACTAAAGTAAATTGTTTACTAACGCAGATATCCAAACTGGAAGTTCCTCCATATCTTTGTAGATTTGTTACCCAAATTTGTACTTCTGAATCAGTAGCTACATAACCAACTTTATATTGACTTGCATCTCCTATGTGATTTACAACCTCAACTCCAATTTTTCCTCTTGTACTGGCAGTAATAGTAGTAAATATTTCTTCTGTAGAAGCAAAGTTAGTTAAACCGTAAATGTTGAATACTACTTTAGCTTCTCCAGTACTAGTGGAAGCTACAGTTGGTAAATTACCTATATGCCAAGATCTGAATTCATTTCCAATAGATGACCTACTAAAAACAGAATGAGGACCAGTAGCATTTCCAATAGTAACTAATTGATAACCATCTAACAAGTCAGCATCTAACCCACTACCTGCACCATCATTACCAGCATGCCATACTTTATTCCCCTTATAAGTTATAGAACTATCTGATATTGTTAAAGATGAATTTAAAGCAAATGGGCTATCGCCCCATCCGATATATGAACGATAGTTTTCAGAACTAGGATTGTCTACATATCCTCCAACACCACCAATTCTAGTTGCTCCATCTTTCGTATAAAAGTGCATACCGGGAGCATGACCAGAACCTGTTGATTTTACAGGAATTTTAATAATATTATCTATGTCAGCTTTAAATTGAACGCCTCCAGCAACGTCCAACATTCTTTCTGGAGCAGAAGTACCTATACCTACTTTACCATCAGATGTTATCCTCATTCTTTCGACGTTATTTGCCGAAGTTCTAAAATAGATTTCGTTGCTATTTATATAAGTATTATATCCTTTGGCTGCAAGGTCGTAGCCTATATGAAGATTATTAGTACTACTAAATCCAAAGGAATCAAGGTTATTACCATTAGTATCTTTTACATAAATAGTATGGGAATTGTTCATATAGATGTGATCCACATTAGTCATATTACCACTAATATTTGCACTACCATCAAATGCTTGTCCCCATATAGTTCTAGCAGTAGCTAACTTAGTAGCAGTTGCAATATTATCAGAAGCAGTTAATGCAGCATCAAGCTTAGTCTTATCGGCAGCAGACATTACACCTGCAGTAGTACTGGTAGCTTTGTTAATAGTGAGTATTTGATTGGAATTGTTATCTGTAACAGGATCTTTAATATTCAATGTAATAGCAGCATTATTTGCATCTTGTGTAAAACTACCACTAGTTACATAACTATTAAGATTATCTACTTTATTTTTGTCAGCATTACTATAGTCGTTAGTAGATAAATCTTTACCTTCTACTTGATGAACAAATCTTGCGTCAGCATCATTTTTACTATAACCATCAAATGTAAAGTCGTAATCTTCATCAGTATCCATCCAGATTATTTCTTCATTAGTAGGTTCATTTGGACCAATTGCTACATCCTCTGGAATAGTTACATTTTTATCTACAACATTCAAAAGTACTCTTTTAGTAATAGTCTCAATCTTATTAACTTGTGCACCTGCTTCAATACCTTGTAGCTTTGCAAAGTCTTCTTTAGACATCAAACCATTAGATGTTAATGAAGCTAATTCAGCAGTACCACCTAATGCATCCCAACCTTCACTTGTCCATGCATAGTTAGTATCGTTCTTACGAACATTCCATACATCACCAATCACATTACCTTCAGTAGGTAAATCTTCTACACTATCTACAGATCCCTTAAAGATGTACACAGAAGTAAATTTACTATCTACTTGGGATTTATTATAGTAGTTGTTAGCAAGATCATCTGCTACTACCTTTATGTTAGCATCAGTTTGATCCTTAGTATAGTACCTAGTATCATGAGTATGAGTAGTCACTTCACCTATTAATACAGCTTCAATGGCTGCTTTACTAAGTTCAGCATCTTTACCGGGTTCTCCTTGAGGTCCTTGGAATCTACCCATATTAACCCATTCTGTACCATTCCAAAAGTATAAGTCTGTACCAACAATATAAGAATCACTAAGTTGCGGATCTACTATATCACCTAGTTCCTCTGGACTGTTAAGTCTACCTTTTAAAATAATACCTGAAGATGGCCAACCTGTATTTACATATACATCATTAACTTCATCCCAAAGATACCAATAGCCGTCGTCCCCTACTTTGGGAGGATTGTCTGCATATTCTTTAGCTCTCGCTGCTTGAGTGTTAGCATTATTAGCAGCAGTAGTTGCATTTGTAGTAGCTTGTTGTGCAGCTGTTTTAGCCTCATTTACGGCAGTTATAGCATCAGATGTATTCTTTTCCCTTGCAGCCTCTTGAGTCTCTCTAATTGCCTCATTTGCCTGTCTAGTGACTTCATTTGATTCCCTTTCCTGTTCTGCTGTATCACGAGCTGTTTCTGCTTCTACACGCTTAGCTTCTTCCTCCTTTCTAGAAGTCTCAGCAGTTACTCTTTCACTTTCAGAATTTGCCCTTAATTGCTCTGCTGCTGCTCTTGCACCTTCCGCTTCTACACGATCTGACTCTGCATTAACCCTACTAGACTCTGCTTCTTTTCTAGAAGTTTCAGCAGCAATACGAGCATTCTCAGCAGTTGCCCTTTTAGACTCTTCTGCTTTCCTACTGTCTTCATTAGAGATACGTGTATTCTCATTACTTACTCTGGTATTTTCAGCATTGACTCTACCTTGTTCCGCAGTAACACGCAATGCTTCTGCTTCTTTAACAGCTTGTTCAGTAGCTTCTACTTGAGCTTTAGCTTCTAAGGCTTCTGCTGCTGCATCTAATGCAGGTTGTTTTAATGATTGAATCCATTCTGCTTCAGTACCTACAAAACCATGTTGTACTGCAACTTCATATGCTGACCAACCTTGAATACCTTGCATACCAGATAAGTCTACTATGAACTTCCAACCTTCTTGAGTCTTTAAGTAAACTTTAGCATCATCAGGATCTTCTACATTACCAGTATTAATAAGTACATATTCACCTAACTTTACATCAGCAGTACCCCAATCAGCTTCCATTGCTTCTACTGAAGGATATTCCTTCTTGTAAGTGAAAGCATCACCAATAGCAGCTATACCAGTATTAACATATTGTTTAGTATCGTAGTCATAAATCCACCAATCATTATCTACAATCTTTGGTGGATTACTAGCAATCTCTTCAGCTTTATCAGTAGCAGCTATAGCATCGTCAACTATACCTTCAATATCTGTTACAGCTTGATTAGCTTTATCTGCAGCTTCATTTGCTTTATTAGCTGCGTCTAGTGCAGCAACAGCAGCATCTTCAGATGCTTTACTCAAGCTATCAATCCAATCTTGTTCACTACCTTCAAAACCTAATTTAACTGCAATATCATACGCACTAAGACCACGAGCTTCTATACCTGTATCTACATATACTTTGTTGATAGGATCATAAGTAAACCAATGATCATTCTCACCTATATATGGAGTCTCTGCAGTAGCTTTTACTCCAGTATCTCTATTGTCTACCCACCAGTTGCCATTAGAACCAATAAATGGTGGTACATAGTCATCTTTACTTACATCAAAGAGTACAACCCATTTTTCTATATCACGATTGTAAACTTTAATTATTCTACCTTTTGAATCTGCTCCCAAGTCAACCCAGTACCCAACCTGATCTGGATTGGGTACGGTTATACTTGCAAACCATTCATAATATACATTATTCTTAACCATTGTAATAGTTATTATTTAGTTCTTTTGCGTTAGCATATTGCCACGGTCCTATTTTTGTAAACCCTTTTTCTGCTTGTATTTGTGAGTAGATGTTCTCAATTTTTTCATACATCGACATACCCTCATCATTCAACCTATTAGTTGCATTTAAAACCATTATTTTATCTGCAAGATAAATTATTTCATTTTCAGTAAATTCATAGTTTTGGGTAGTTTCTAGATCCAAGGCGCCACTAAACTGTGTATATACATTACCATCTACACCAGTATATTGACTAATTCCTTCAAGCTCCTCTTCTGTAAAGTCAACTTTTTGTTTAATAGACTCTTTTGTTTGTAAATTAACATAAGAATCATATTTCCAAAGTAAGTTGTATATTATAATTGCTCTTTCCTTTAAATTAAGTTCCATATTATCCTTCTATATATAAATATCCACTATTACTTACCCTAACATTAAAACTAGTATCACTAGACTCCAAACCGTAATTTTTTAGTTGAGTTAAAGTAGGTAACTGAACAAAATTGACAATAGTTCTTTCCATATTGTTTGAATCTCCGAAGTATCTACTTTCTACAGAAAAACCAGATCCCCATCCTGAATTAGTATAATGTTGACAATTTAACCAACGTTGTGGGGTATTACTATATCTAGCAGATCCATTATATAATATGAGAGTAAAGCCATTTGTAGCACCTTCTCTACTATTCAAAGTATTCAATACTACTGCAGGACATGTTTGCCCAGTAGTTGCTGGAATTGCTGATAAACCAAAACCAACAGCAGCAGAAGGAATTCCATAACTACCATACATAGTCATAGTAGGGGATAATGTGAACTTGTTTCCATAACTGTCTGAATTAGAACCTGTCATTCTACCTCCAGAAATATTAAATCCTCCTACAGTACCACCCACTGCATTTAATTTTGATGTGTAACATTCACCATTAGTATCTACTCTAAATGGTGCAGACCCAGGTGAAGATGCTGCATTAGATCCTATTGCTAAATGGATCTTACTTGTAACAGCAGCAGTTGTTCTACCATCTAATCGCATTGTACCAGATTGAGATTGAATATTAGTATTATAAAAATCCCAACCAGCAATGGTTGCTTTATCTGCAAATAATAAATCTGTAGCTACATTATCAAAAGAATTAAATTTAACCCAGTAATAGTTACCACCATCTGTACCTGCATTTGAACTTGGAGTTTTTCCACTAAACGCACCAGCACCTTTTTTAGATCTGTTTACTGCATAAAATGAACCACTGTATTTTACTATATCTCTCACATTTCCTTGAGAGTTTGTTGTCCAAGAATAACTAGTAGAAGAAGAGTATTCACCACGATAACTTAAACCAGGACCATAATCTCCAGTACTTCCGGTTGCACCTGTAGTACATACTGCATTTGTATATGAATAATCTCCATCATCAAACACTATGTATAATCTAGTCCATATCCAATATCCATCCTCTGCACTTGGTGCAGTTGAACTCCAACTTCCACCTGACAAGGAAGTTGGTGAAGTAGATTTATAATATTGCATAGTAACACTTCTCACACCTCTACCATCTGAACCATTTTCTCCATTCAACGGAGAAAAAATCACAGGTTGTGTCCATCTATACCCTGATTTATCAGGTAATAAATCTATCTTATTTGTATTTGGATTAAGATAACCTGTACTTGTCCAAGTAAGAGTAGTAGTACTATTAGTAGGATCTGGATACCAAGCAAAAGATCCAGATGTACCACCACTGGAAGAAATCATTTCTGTAAAAGTAGGACGTGTTGGAGTACTATTGGTATTACAATATATTTGTATAGAAGAATTACCAATATCCCCATCTTTACCAGTAACGTTTTTTACTAAAGATAACACTACTGTATCTACAGTTTTTCCTTCATGTACAAAATCTATTTGCCATTGTACAGTAACGTAATTCTCTGGAATACTGGAGCTATTAACAGTAATTTGTTTCTTTTCCTGATTTATACTTAATGTACCTACCCCACTTAGTTGAGAAGAAGTTAAAGTATATTCAGTATTAGCAAATTTTGTACCACCCCTTCTTAAATTAGCATAAGTAGTAGCTTGAGACCAATCGCTAACAACACCTTCGTAGTTTGCAGGAACAGTCATACTTTCATTGTCTAACGCTCCTCTGTACGCACTTTCTCCATCTCGAACATTATTTATTGTAATTATATCTTCAAAGGACATTCCACTGACACTAGTTACAACACATCTAAACGTAATCTCATCTTCACCAGTTTGAAAATAGATTCCATTATAGACTACAACTAATTCAGATTTTGTTTCTCCTTCTAATAGAGTCCATTCAGAAGTACCAGATACTTTCCAATACCATTTATATGAAGCTACATCCATTAATGTAGTATCCATTTTTAATGTTATTGATTGTGGTGTTGGTATTTTTGCATATTCTGCATAGTGAAAAAATTGTTCTCCAGTTAAATATGTTCTAACGGCATCTTCTCCATTAAAACCATCTTCTCCATTTTTACTTTGGTTAATATACCAATCTTTAGTTACTGTTACACCTTCGTCTACTTCAATTGTAAGAGTTATTCTTGCACTAGTAGAAGTTAATGTTTTCAAAGATACTCTATTATCTTTAACTTCACATGTACCAGAACCCTCAGTAAACTTGGCAGTCATAGAAATAATTGGTATCTGAGTAATTCCATGATATGCAAATACATCAGTATATATTGTAGATGGGTCTATTAGTATAGTACCAGAACTATCAAATGGGACAGATGCAGAATAATTTGTTAAATCTATATAATATGCATCCAGACCTTCAGCACCATTTGCTAATTTAGCAACCTGTATTTCGTCATAATATGTCGCTTGAGTATCACTATCGGTCACTGTACATCTAAAAATAGCAGTTCTATCAGCAACCATATCAGGTGTAACTATTAGGGAATTGCCATAGCCAACAATTTCACTATTATTCGTTACATTTGTCCACTGATATGATGGTTGCACAATTCCATATACATTTGCATTTAATCCTAAATTATTTGGGGTAGGAGTACCAGAAAAATCTGGGGAATCATATAAAAACATTCTATTTCCAACAATTTCTACCCATTTTGCAACATCATCACCAGCTTGCCCATTTTCTCCTTTTGCAATATAAATTGTCCAGTAAGGGCTTCCTTCTTTCGGTTCTTTGCCAATATTATCCTGAGTGGCTATCCAAGTACTACCATTATATGTTACACAGTCATAATAATAATATTGTTTATCCACTGACCACGTACCTCTATAAATAGGGATACCAGTTTCAGTTCCATCTTTAGATACTACTGTGATTGTACCAACAAATTTACTATCTTTTCCAATTACTGTTTTATCTTTGCCTTCCAAAGTAAAATCATTAATTCCTGAGTAAAAGGCAATCCTTGGAGCATTTGATCCTTTTGCAGAAATGAAAATAGCATTACGTCTATCTTCCATTTGCTTGTCATATTCAGCATCTCCTTCTACTCTATGACCTAATAATAATATTTCATCATCCGCAGAAGGTATACTACTACCAGGCTCACACACATCCTTAGATAGTAATATATAATCACTACCTACTTCTGTTACAGCTCTCCAATATCTTTTTACATTATGTCCATCAAATTTTTGACATATTGCTTGGTCGTTTACAATAAATTCATTATACTTGGTGCCATCTTCTGTATCAAAGTAACATTTGTATCCATTATCTTTTTCCTCTACTTTAATACATTTCATATCACCTAATGTAACTAAAATATCTCCACCTACTGCTTTTATTTCATTTACAGTTAATTCATTAACTGTCATATTACCTCTAACAAATAGGTTATCTAATTCTAGATTCCATTTAGAATTTGATGGATACAAACTAGCTCCAACTCCATCCCAACCAGAACGGAATGTTTGCCCTCCCTGTATACCTGTAGTATATATTATTCTTCCAGGTACAGTATCTCCACTTTTAAATACATAGTCTTGTTTTACTTTACCGGCAGTATAAATATAGCTATCAGTAGGTGTAGTACTTTCACCCATTTTGATTACAGGTAAAGAACCAGATCCATCTGCAACTGCTTCTACTTGATTTTCAAGTTTAGATAATGCTTGATTTAATGTATCAGTACTTACTAAGGGATCAGCACTTATTCCTTTATAATATCCTTGTAAAGAAGTAATAGTACTAGAAGGTTGTGTATGATAACCTGGTACATCACCACTACTACCCCCGCCATTAGCGATTACTTCTGCTAAAGCAGTAATAGTGTTTTCAGCCACAGTAAGTCTATTGAGAGCATCCTGTAATTGTTGTAATGTAGATCTATTATCAATATCATCTATCCACTCTTGCATAGTACCACCAATCTCTGACATATCGGTGTCATGCTTAGTATCTAAAGTAATGATCTTATTATTCAATACATCATAGTAACTAGTAATAGCACTATTAAGATTAGTAGTTACACTAGTATCTCCTTCTACTATCTTATTACTAAGATCTTTATAATTATCATTTACTTTAGTATCTAGTATTTCAACATCTTCTTCTACAGCATCTACTCTCTCATTAGTAGCAAATGTACCTGATAGTGATGTAGTAAAGCTTCCACTAGTAATATTTTTATTACTACCATCTTGTACAAGGGTAATGAGGTCTTGCTCTTGCAGTTTAGTTGTTAGTTCAAATTGTGATATCTTTTTATTCATATTACTCTTGGATTATGTGTTTCTCTGTTTCTGTTAAAATACAGTCATTATCAATGTCTTGTACTTCATAGAAATTTATTTGTTTCTTTAAACAGTTAATGTACCCACCAATTTTAACTAAGTCTTCCTGAGTAAATGGAAAATCTGGGTCGTTTTTCTTTAAATCAGACTCAAGTTGATTATATATAGTTTCTAAATGAGGAATAAGTACGATATTAGTAACAGATGTATTATCAATATCAACATTCATTTTGGTAGAATCATTAATCTGTTTACCTACCTTATTTACATATTGTGCATGATCCATTACTACAGTTTTTACAAATATTACAATTTATTGTACAATTACAGGTTCTCATACCAAGTAGGTTTAACATTTCTTTATAATACATATCAGCATCTTTTGTTAAACCTAATTTCGTTGCATTGTCATATAATTCCTTCTTAAATAAGAACATCATAATACGCTCTTTCATTTTGTTATCAAGACAATTATGACAATATCTAGTAAGTAATTTTACTTCCGCTAAATATAATGATTCTTCCATATTTTTAAAATAAAAAAGGGAGCATGGGGGAATACCCCAAGCCCCCTTGTGAGTTAATAAGTTTAAAAGTTAGGCCTTAGCAACAAATGCTTTCAATGCTGTTTCAAAAGCAGAATCAGAAATTTTATCTTTATTAACATAAATCTCTGCAGATAGCGGAGTAGTTTTGATGTACTGATTATCATTGCTCAAATACAAGTTATCCCACTCTAAAGTAAGAGTATCGTATTCTGCACTCAAATCTGATCTAAATTCAGGAGCAATATACGGATAGATAGCATTAGCACGGTACTGAATACCTTCGTAACCAAGATTCCAATTCTCACGATCTCTTACGATATAAGCATTACCACGACCCGGAGTACCCTGAGTCTTAGCAATCGTCAAATTAGAAATAGGATACATTACATTGCTTAACAAACCAGAAGGAATCGTTTTCCACATGAAAACATCCATAGATACTTGGCAATAACCAGCATCTAAAGTAATTCCCTGATTGTACGGAATTTCCTTTGCAGTTAATGTTAATACTGCAGCAGAACTAGTAGCTACTACTCTAGCCTGTTTATGGTTATTGATCTTATTCTTGAAAGAAGTAATCAAATCTGTTGTATTAGTAGTTTTAGCAATTACCTCATAAGTATGAGTAAACTGACCCGGAGCTTCATGAATGTCATTGTAAACAATGCGCAATACATAGCGATGTCCTACTTCAGGAGTAACATCAGTTGCAGTAATTAATACTTTATCTTCAGCTTTAGCAACAAACTCAGTGAATACCATAGACGGCTTAGAACCTTTCTGAATCGGCATACTATAGTTAATAACCGATTTTGTAGATTTCGTACCCTCTTGATCGTATACATCTTCCTTACCAACACAAACACCAATGTAAAGTGCAGTGGCAGCCTCTGCCTCAGTTGCAGATTTAACAATTACTTTGTTCTCATTGAACAAAGCGATATCACCATCAACTAAAGCATCTACAGTAGTATAAGAAGCCGGAGCTGTCTTAGCGATAAGTACTTTATTTACTTTTTGTAGCATATTATTTATTTTTTAATAGTTAAACATTGAGCTCAGTTTAACTTATTTTAGTTCTTCTACTTTGCTTTCGCATTTCCTCGTTAAACTAAACTTTTTCGTATATTACTCCATACTATTTACTTCGTTAATATACGATTGATATCTAGGATTAGCCTCATTCTCCAAATACAACTCAACCGCTAACTTTACTATCTCATCGTGAGTTGATGCTGGCATTTCCTTATACTCCTCAAACGGAGCATCAGTGAGGCTAATCTTATTGGGCATTCTCAAGTAAGTGAGAATATAATTTCTTATATGGTAATTACCATCTGTATACAAATGAATAGTATTACCTTCATATAGTCTTAATGGTCTAGCGGATCTACCATGTAATCTATATTCTGACAAGGTATTTTGTCTTTGTCTATCA